TGGTCGGATCGGCGCTGAACAGGAACGCCCGGATCGGGATGCCGGCGCCGATGTCGACCGCGGAATAAACCAGTGCCGACTTGATCGAGCCGCTATCGCCGATGAACGCAACCGCGTCCGACAGCGTCATCTTGCCGCCGATCACGTCGCCGTCGGAATAATCGGGTGTGGCCTGGACGGTTGGCGTCTTGTTGACGATCTTGGATTGCATAGGCCGCGCTCCCGAGCAAATCAGCAAGAGGCGGCAGCGAATTCCGCCGCCTCAAAGGTCGCCGACCCTTACGAGGTCAGCACCACCACCGCCGGGACGGGGGCGTTGTGCGCGGAGTTCGAGGAGCCGATGTTGTTGACGGCAAGCAGCGAGTTCCAATCACAGAAATTCGCCTCGACAAGACCGGCGTTGGACGAAATAAGTCGGTTATCGACACAGGCCACATCATCGGAATCGTCGTTGATGCACAGGCCGCCCTCCGCCCGGATGGTGTTCCGGGAAATCCGGCTGCCCTGCGTTGTGCCGTTGGCCACCGCGACCCCGGCAGTGCCGAAGATGAAGTTGTCGCTGATATCGAAGTCGTGGATCGCCGCCGTGCCCTCGATGCCGATACCAAGCCCGAAGATGCTGGTGGCAAGTGCGCCGGCCGATGTGAGGATATCGCACCACTTAACCCTGACGTGGGCCGAATCGGTGATTTCCAGCGCCTTGGTATTGCCGGCGGTGGCGGGCGTGAACGTGCAGCCCAGAAACTGCAGGCCATGGCAGCCGGCCGGGGCGGCAAACAAGTCACCCGTGCCCGTCGCCTGGAAGCCCATATTGATGAAACGGCAAGCCACCTTGTTCAACACGATGGCATGTGCGCCGATGATCCGCGGGAACGGGTAGAGATCGGAGCCGATGCCGATGATGTCGCACTTCTCGGGCAGCACGGTCAGGCTTTCGGTGATGCCGTCGCCCATCACGAAGATGCGGTTGCGCCGCGCCCACCAGCGGTTGGCGGAAAGCCCGATGCTGGTATTGCTGGCAGTGATGGCCTCGGCCAGCGTGGCAAATGGCGCGGCGATGGTGCCGTCTCCGGTATCCGCCACGTTGAGGTCGACGTAATAGTCCTGGGCGCCGGTCGGGTTAGCGCGATCGATCTCGGCGACGACCTGCGCGAGCGCAGCATCGGAATTAACGTGCCATGCTGAACCGAACGCGGCCTGCAAGCGCTGTAGTGCGGTACTCGACATAGTTGTTCTCCGTGGGGGTTTAACGGGTCATGAAGTCGCCGCCGCCATCCTCATCGCCCATGCCCTGTGCCCATTTGGGCTTTTCGTCGGGCATCTCGACGGGGAGGATTTCGGCAAACGTCAGTGCGAGCGCATCGCCAAAGTCGGGCGAGAACCCGAGCTTGTCTTTGATCTTTTCTTTCGGCGCCAGTCGCTTGCGGCTGTTGCTGTCGGGTGATAGCAGCCAGGGCGCCGCTAAGTGTCGATGGGCGACGTCGTCGTCCGGTATCTGTGCGCCGCCCGGATCGAGCAGCCAATCGCGCATCCGGTGCCACATTTCCACGCGGCGGTTGACGTATTCGTTTTCTTCTTGCGCGCTCGAGCCGAAGTTGACGGCGCTGACACGATCCTCGAAGCCGTTGGTCCTGCAGATGTCGTAGGCGCCCGAGCCGTAGCCGCCGGTCACGTCGAAGAAGGCCTTGCGAATGTCCGGGTTGTCGCGCAGTAGTTTCATGACCTCGTGCGCGATCTTCACCTCACTGTCGGTGCGCAGCACGATGGAGATTTCGCCGGCGCGGCGGCCCTGGCGGTCGACAATGCGAGTGTCGTCGCCGGTCTCGCCAATCGAGCGGGCGCTATCGACGCCGAGCACGCGCGGCAGATACTTCTGGCTTGGAGCGGTAAAGCGCCTGGCGCGCAGGATCGATTCGCCGGTAATGAAGCTGTCGGTGCCGGTAGTCTGGAACGCCTCAGCCGCGGTCGCCGGGTTCTCCTGGCGAAACAGCGAGCAGATGCGGCCGGGCTTGCCGCCGAGCGTGATGTTCTCGTAATGCAGCCAGCACAGTTGCTCGGCATCTAACTTGTAGAGCCGCGCGTATTCTTCTTCCTCAAGCGAAGGCTCATAGTCGGACGTGAGCGGGCGGCGGTTGTCCGGGTCGATCGTCCACGGCAGGAAGATTGGGATAAAGTCGGACTGGCCTTTCTCGGCCAAGCCCCATTGCTCGTAGAAGGTGCCGCCGACGCCGTTGGCCGTGCTTTCGAGAATGCCCTCGGTGCCTTCGACCAGCGACATCGCCTTCATGACGCCGGCAAAGTGCGTCTCGGCGCCGCGCCAGAACGCCACCTCGGAGCCGTGGAATAGCTGAATGGTCTTGCCGCGACCTAAGCCCGCCGTGTTCTTGGCGGTGCCAACGCGGTAGCCGCTCTCGGTGTCGGCGAAGTCTAGCTCGTTCTCGTTGGCGGCTTTGAGCGCGTGCCGGTAATCGGCCGGCATGTTGTTGTGCATCCGCTTGACCATGTCGAACAAGGTCTGCGTTGCACTGTCCTCATGCGTGAGGATGAAGGCCTGATGCCCGCGCCAGAGCGTTGAGCGGTGGTAGTAGCGAGCACCGACGTAAGTTGAAATCCCCAGGCGCCGCGCCTTGAGAATGATCGCGCGCACCAGGCCTCTAGCCTCGCGCTGGCGCTCAAGCTTGGCGTGAAGCTGCTGCTGCGCGTGGTTCCACACGAACGGCAGCAACTCACCCGGCTTCTTGGTGCCGATCTTGACTAGGTTGCGGCAGTAGAGCTTCAGGTCGGCGCGGAGCTTATGATCGGTCTCGTCGTAGGGCTCGAAGCGAGCGGGGGGATGGGTCACGCGTGATGCCGCACGGTTATTTCTTCCCGCCCAATGCCACGACCTTGCCCTGGCTGGCCTCGATTGCTTCCGCCTGGGCGTAGGCTTTCAGGCGCTCGGCCAGCGGCACATGATCTTCGCCACCGTCGTCCGGCTTCACCACCATCGGGGCCAGGCGCACGTTCATGAAGGGCGCGGCCTGCACCGCTGCTTCACCGGCCATTTCACGCAGGCGGAGAATGCTTCTGAGGGTATCGAGCGCGGCTTGCCGCGCAGTGTCGGCGCCAGCCTGTGCGATCGCGGGATCCTCGCTGCTGGCGGCTATCGCCTCCCCGGCTTGCGGGATCTCGGTCAATAGGCGCTCAAGCACTTCGTCGGCACGGTGATGGTAGAAATCCATGTTGTCGAGCATGACCTCGACTGGCGTCAGCTTGCCGTCGGCCGCGCGCTTGTCGGCAATCTCGCGGGTCTTGAGATTGGCGCTGCCGGCTTTGCGGCCGGAGTTCTCGCGTCTGCCGCCGTGGCCCATCTTGATATCCGGTGATTGTTTTCATGCCACGCGAGGGCGATTTACCCCCATGTCCAGATACCTGGACGGTTCGAATAATCGCTGTGCGGGGTTCCTACGGGCTCGTTTACCGGCCGTTCACCGCGTTTGGCCGCTTTCGGGCCTTCAGGCGACCGGAGGATCGCTGCGGCTGTAGGTGCCGTCCGGCTGCACCAGGATCACGCTGCACCAGGGGCAATGCCGGCTCATCGCATTGAGTGCGCGCCCATCTTGTAATTCGCACCGCGGCCAGCCGGCGCAGGCCATGATCTTGACCGGCTCCCGATCGTCCCTGGCGTCGAGCTGCGCCTCGATGATGGTGGCCTCGATCGACTCTTCACGCGCGAGGTCAATCATCGCCGCGAATACCGCGTGCGGTGTTCATCCCGCATGCCGCGCTCGCCCGCCAGCACGTAGTTTGCCGGCTGACGTCCGGTCCGCTCCCATTCAGCCAACTTGCGCGCGTCGTCCTTCACCTGCGAGCGATCGAGGTAAAACGGGTCGGCATCGCCGTTGCGGCCGACGGGGCGAATGCGGCCGATCCGTTCGGCCAACGCTTCCATCTCGACGGAGAGCGGCGACTTGCCGGTCGGCTGCGGCGCCGGCTTCACGCTCTTGGGCGTAGGCGGCCCGCGATGGCGGATGTGCTCAACAACGAATGCCATCATGCCGCCTCGAATTGATCCGCGCGCTTACTGCGTCCAGTGCGGCACAATGGCCTCACGCGCGTCGCCCTCTCTTCATGCTGCTGACAGGGGCATCACCGCCGCGCAGCAGTTTCTTTGTGTGGGCGTAGCTCGGCAGTTCTCAGTGAACCTCTCCCTGAGGATATTCGTTCTCATCACCGGGGTTGGCGCGGAGCATCACACCAGTGTTGATCGCGCTGAATGTCTCTTTCTCCTTGTCCGGGCGCCGACCGAATAGGCTTTTGGCGCTTACGTTGCAGTAATCCTCGGTGGCATGGAGCTCGGTAATCTTGACCGGGATCATGGCAATATCGCCGACCTTCAACTCACGGCCTTTTGCGTCGTGCATCTGCATTTCTCCTTGTGAAATTAAATATCGCGCGGGGTTCCGCTGGTCTCTAAGCCGCCTCGAACACCTTGGGCTCATGCACCCCGGAGGAGATCACCAGCGCGCCGCGCACCACGCTCATCCACCGGCTGTAGCTCGCCCTCGGGTTTTGCGTGTTGATGATGACGGCTCGGCGAGTGAAGGCGCCCCGCTCACTCGCTACATCGCGAAAGAATGCCTGCGCGCGCATGAAGCACTTCTCGGCCGACCAGCTCGTGATCCGAACGAAGCCGCGCGGGAAAACCGTCACCCCGTCCTTGTGCTCGCCCTTCGAAACGAGGCACTGCAACCAGTCGGGCAGATCGAACACCATGCGGACTTCAGTTTGTCCGTCCGGTAATGGCGTGATCCCCGCCACAGCGAGATCGTGTAAGCGCTCGATCATCGGCCGCTTCGGTGACTGGCGCCTGTCCGTCTTGCGGTTGGTGATGAGGACGCCTTCCCGCAGGTGCAGGGAACGGCCGCTCATCCGATTAGCCTGCTGCGAGTGCCCGCACAACGGCGAGGAAGAGCATGTCCTTCGCGCGTTGCGACGGCGGCAGATCTGCGTAGGGCACGAAGCACGGATGCTCTTTCTTCTCCGGGTCTTTCACCGGACCGAACTTCCAGCCGGTGGCGCGCTTCTCGGCGAGCCACGACTCGTGGCTGTCGGACGGTTTGGCATCCGGATGATCGAGCGCAAACTGCACGCCGTTGATGGCGCTTGTTCGCTGCCAGTCGGGGGCCTGCTCCCATGGTTGCTGCGATGCGTCGCCCAGCGATTCGCAATATGCGCGGTTGGCCTCGTGGCAAACCCGAGCGATGGCCTCGACGTTCATCAGCCGACCCTCCTATGAAGCGCGTCCCGGCCAGCCTGGACAGCGGAGCCGATGAGGGCTGACCGGGACCACGCGAGCGCGTTGAGGCGCGCCGGATAGTCCCGTATGTAACTAATAGGTTACATAAGTCTTAGTGGAGCGCCGCCTGACCTTCGGCTTGGTCGGTATATAGGCCAGCTCGCTAATGTGCGGCTTAGGAATTGCCGGGGCGCGATTTCCCTTGCGCAAATTGCAGCGCAGACAGGAACATTGGCAGTTTGCTTGGGTGTGCGATCCACCTTTTGAAAGCGGGTGATGTGGTCCAGATGCGGAGCTTGCGGATCAGTCGTCCCTCTCAAGTTAGAGGGCGTCGGACAACCGCAAATCTGACACCGCCACGCATCGCGCCGAAAAATATCGAGCACGTCAAACCGCTCGTACTGCACCCGAAAGCGCTGCGCTCTAGCCTTGTGACCCTCACCCATGCCGGTGACGCTAAGGTGAATAACCTGTCAACTCAAGTTGACCCCTGCGGGCCGGGACACGGCGCCGGCTTACCCGTGGCGGATTTGATCGCGCCCGGTCGTGCTTCGGTTCTCACGTCGGTTGAGCGCGTGTGGACGCCACGGACGTGGCCGCCGCAGGGAACGCAAAAACCCGCGCTTGGGGGCGCGGGCTTCAATCGGGATTTTCCGACCATCACCGCGTAGTCAAGTCTTTGCCCCCAAGTCAAGCGGAAATCGAACAGAGCTATTTCTGTTTTTGCGGCCCGCGCCAAATGCAAGCGGGCGTTGGGGATTCAGCGGTAACGTCTGCGCTTGTGCGCGCTCTCCAATATAGAAAATCCGGCGCGGCGGGTCTTTCTCACCCGCCCAGGGTAGCGCCGGCGCCGTCGGCGGCAGCGCTATATGTTCATCGAGTTCGAGCGTTTGCGCGAGCGTCGTCAGTCCGCGGTGCCAGCACGCATAATCGGCGCGCAATTCCGCGATGGAAATTGGCGACGGCTCCCATTGCAGCGGGCAATACGAGCCGATGGTATAGCGGTCCCTGCCCTTGCACTCGCCGATGATCTTGGGCCGGTTGCGCCCGCGCTCGGCCTGAATCCGACACGGCCGTGGCGGTTCCTCGCGCCAATCCGGGCGCGAGTTCATCTTGGCGTGCATGGTTACTAAAGCGGAAGTGCGCAAGGTGCGCACCAGCAGCACGTCACGGCTTTGCAGCAGCGCCGCCATGCCGCCCAAGATCGCGTCGGAGCTTGCCGCCCAGTCGAGCACCAGGTTTGGCAGCGCCGTGACGGCGATCTCGATCTTGTAAGCGTCGGGATGCGGCAGTCCGAAATGCGGATAGCGTTGCGCGGCGCCGTGGCCGGGATCGATGCCGCCGCGCTGGCCCCATTCTTCGATGTGATCCCAAATGCCTTCGGCGGATGACGTCGTGCGCTTGCTAAGCTCGTCGCCGTAGGCCCAATGCAGGAGCTTTTCGACTTCGACTGATTGTTTTACCGCCACCACCAGCCTCACACGCTGCCGATGGCTCCTGTGTCCGATATAGCAATTTTGTTATATTTCGCGCGCGGCGCCCCTCACAGAGCCGCACCGAATCGACGCGGTTACATTTTCATGTTGATCCCCCACCGGGCGCGGAGCGGATGATGTCGATAGGAACCGGCGTGAACATCGCGCTCCCTTGGACGGTGCCCCTGAATCGGACGTGCACGCACTGCTGCGCCTGTCCCTCTTCGCGCGGCCACACCTTGGCAACCACTCCTATGACCGTAACCGTTTCGCCCACCTTAAAGGGGCACGCGCCGGCGCCGGCCGCGTCCTCGCGCACCGGCTGCGCCGGATGATCGCAGTGCTGTGTGTCGGCCATCCGACCCCCGAATAGGTCAGCACTATAGGCCTATTCGGTACATAAAATCCAGTGATATGACAATGAGTTGCTTGATAGAGTTAAAGCGATGATTTAGCGGGCTAAAGTGGGGAAGAACTGCGTGCTGGTCGTTTCTGATCAAGCGCCGCTTTCTTCTCAAGCCACTCGCGCCGCTGCTCTGTCGTGGCCATAAATGTGTCGAACTCGTCGCGACGTGCCTCGATCAGCGCAGCGATAGCCAGCAACTCGTCCTTGAGACGCTCGCCGCGATCCGCGCGCGCCCGGTAGCCGCCGCCGTATTCCCAAGTGATCTCTCGGTCGAGCGCGCGGCGCGGGTCATCATCCCACGTTCCCCATCGCTCGGCAGTTTGAGCGCACGTCATGCACGTCAGCATGGCCGTGCGCTGCTTGCCTAGGTCTTTGATGCGCTGGAAGAACTCCGGCCGCGTAATCGTCTTTACCGACCCCGCAGCGTATCCGCATTCGGTGATCGCTGCATCATCGGTCCGCCACGGGAGGCAAGGGCGCAAGATGTGGTCAACTGGCTCTTTCATGTAGGAATTCCCTCTTCAAACCTTCCCCGGAAGCTCCCGCACCTGCGCGGCAATCACCTTGGCGTCGTCCACGGCGCGCCGCAGCGCGGCAACCGACCGGAACGCATCCGGGAAGAACGAGCGCCCCAGTGGCGTGCTGGCGATCCGCACCGGCGTGGGATAGATGGCCTGCGCCACCTGCAACTCACGGCCCTCCCCAAAGACGTGCGCGAGCCTTACTCGGGCCTCGATAAGCAGCGGCGCCAGGTCGCGCACCACCTCCTCGAGCTCGGCCAGCAGCTTCTTGGCCTGGGCGGCGTCGGGATCCTTGATCGCGGTCTGGAGTGATGCTCGAGCGGTCATGCTGTCTGCTCGCGCATCGCATTACGTTCCTTGCGTGCGGTCAGGTCGGCCTGGACCCGCAAAGCGTGTTGGCCGTCGGCAGGCAGATCAGCTTCGACGGCGTAACCCGTCATCGGCGCCTTCATGCTGGCGGCAAGGCCGGAAACGGCTTTACCAGCAAGGTGCGCCAGTTCCGGCCGTTCCGGAAAATCCTCGACAATCTTCGCTTCAAGCAAGCGCTTGAGTTGGCTGATCTGCACCGTCGCCACGAACACGATGGGCCGCGCCACCATCGCAAGTTCTGGCGGCGACGGCGCGAATACGAAGCGCGGGACATAGGCGTCTTTGCCATCGCCGATCTTCCCGGTTTCGGCGCGTAACCAGCGCCGGCAGGCCTCGGCCACGGCGAAAGTAGGTATGTCTTCCACCACCGCGATAAAGCCCTTCGCCAGCGCCTTAGCGCCTTCGTCGGTTAAGGTTTTCGACGCGAGTTGCAGTTGCAGTTGCGCCACCAATGCGCAGGACTGATCGATGTCGCAATGCGCGACGCAACGCCGTAACTCCGCTATCCGCTTCGCGATGGCCTCACGATCTTCCGGCGACGGCGCGAACTGGCGCGGGATCGTTGTGACCATGTGCGATTGCCGGTATTCTATCCCCTTCCAGATTTTTGGCGGGCCCTGGACCGAGGCGTGACCCAGAGCACTCACTGAGCGCTGCAGTAAATCCGGCAAGGATAGTGCTTTGATTGTTTCGACGGCCCGCTCCACTCTGAACGCCGGAAGATTGGGCGACATGATTTTCCTCCACAGTTGCGATCGGCGCCGATTGCTGCGCGACCATCCGGCTGATCGGTTTTTCGAAATAGTTCACGGTCTGCGGCGGACCATCCGCCTTGCGCGACATGGCTCCGCGCGCCGCGGCGACCATCACCTCGCGCGTCCATCCGTAATTGAGCCAAGCTTGAACTCGCATTGCCGCGCCGGCAAAACCCGGCGGCAAAAATCGCGGATCGTGACCCGCGATCACCGCGAGATCGTCCGCTATCACCATGGCCTCCGATGAGATCAGGCTGGTTTCACGTGAAACAACGGGGTCGCGCGCGCGCGCGCCACCACCACCATCTACTTCTTGTTCTTGTGGTAGTGATTGCTGATGTAATGCTAGGTCAATGCTGGAACATTGCTGGGGTGGAGGGGGTTTGGCTATGTGACGTTTTTTACCGGCCGCGCTGCGTCTCTCGTAAGCCGCAGCGGATTCGGCTAACTCTCGAACAAGCCGTTTATTATACCACCCGTCCTGAAAAAACGCCCGAACAACAGGTCTTGCTACTCTCCACTCATCGTCAGTCATGCTGGCTATGCGAGCAAGCTGCTGATCGTCGTCCGGCAGTTCTCCGTGTTGCCAGTAGTGCATCAACAAAAGCAGGTACGCACCGTGCTGTGCCGCCGTCAGATGGCGGGTATCGCCAAGGTAGTCCGCGACGTAAAGTGGCATCCAAGGCCGACTCATAATTTCTCCTTGCCGGCGTAGGGCAGCAGCCGCGGCGCCGACGGCAATTTTCTCGGTGGAGACCTCACGCTGCCGCTCAGTGTGCGCGTGCCGTTTTGGTCGATGATCTTCCAGGGCCTACTGCGGTGCGGATCGGGCGCAGTTGTTTTTCCCTTGTGTGGGCCTTTGAGGATTTCGACAGTGCGATAGTTTTGGCCAGAAATCTCAATACGGATGCGGCCGGCGTGCGCAAGTTCCACCACCCATGCCGAATTCAAGCCATCGGTGTTGATCCGGCCGCGTTGCGGGCAGCGCTCGCCGGCAACGGCTTTCGCGACCAGGACGGCGAAGGTGGCGTCGAGGTTTTGTCTGGTCAGCATGGGCTAGCACCACGTCTCGATGACTTCGAACTCGTCGCCATCCTGCCGTCCGACATTGATCAGCCCAGGCGGCAGCAAGGCGCGCGCTTCCTCGATGGTGTCGGCGTGTAATTCTTCATCGGCGTCGAAGGTGAACAGCTTGCCGATGTAGAACTTGCGCGCGACGTAGCGCTCACCGGAAACATGATCCTGGCGCTCGCGGTAGATCACCCAGGCGCCGCGCGGGGTTGAGAATGCGGTGGTGCTTACCGGGGCTTGCTCAAGGGCAGGCATGGTTCGCCCGCCCTTCCCCGCACCACGATAAGCCGGCGCAAGGTCTGCGCCATCTCGTCGAGGCGATCCGCGAGGTTTTCGGTTTCATAGTGCGCCGCCGCTTCCATCAGTTTGACGACCGCCGGATGGTCGGGGTCGTCGATCTCCGCGTAAAACAGCCGCTTCATCATGCGGTCGCCAAGACCGGCCCGCCGCGCCGCGCGGTGCAGCCAGCTATCGCGGGTGTCGGTCCATTGCTTTGGACCTGCCACCGCGGCGACAAGGCGACGCAACTCGGTCATGGATACGCGGGACAACTTTTCCCGAGCGCGGGACAAACTTTCCAAGACTCACGCACTCCTGACACGCACACTCGAACGCAATGAACATCAGGTGAGCCGCCGCAAAATCCTACGCCACCGCAGGATCACCCTCATCGCAGCGGATGAGGGCCTGGAAACAACGGCGGCTCGCCTCATGTCCTCCTTAAGCCGCGCGCGACTTCACGACTTCTATCTGGCTCCACAGCGAGCCGCGCGCGCGACAATGCAGTCGCTTCAACTCGGCTTCCATGACTTTGAAGGTGGTGGGAGGGAAACGACCGCGTTCGCGCCAGTTGGTCAGGTTGGCGCTTCGCTTCCCGGTGATCTCCTGGAGGCGCAAGGAGCCGATTTCGTCGATGACTGCATCAACCGTTGAGAGGGTCCGAATCTTCATGGGCCGATGAAATTACACTTGAGGTGTAAGGTGTCAAGTTTGGTGTCTCATAGATGGCGGCAAGGGGCGGATTTTGAAAGCCTTTCCGCCGCAATGACTATTCCAAAAAACCACGATTGGCGGGCGATGGCGCACCGTTTGCGCCTGATCCAGCAGGCCTATAGCGCAGCGCAGAAGAACGCGCGGCCGATCAGCGATTCCGCCTTTGCTCGCCTTTGCGGCATCGGGATTTCGGCCTGGAACAATGTCCTAACCGGCGATTCGCGCATTGGCGTGGACAACGCGATGGCGATCTGCCGGCGCACGGGCGTCAGCCTCGATTATATTTACTTCGGCGATCTGCGCGGTCTGCCGCATGAGCTGGCGATCGAGATGGAGCGGCTGGAAAAACAGAAAGGCGCCAAGCGCGCCTAGGTCGGCGATTGCGGGTTCACGAAGGTCCGCAGCAGCAATTCGACCAACCGCACAATTCTCATCGCATCATCGATATTATCCGGCAATTGCGCGGCGATCTGGAGCGCTTGGCGCCGCAGCCAAAGCTCATGCGGATCGCGCGGCCCGTCACCCCCGCCCCGATTGAAGGGAGTGACGTCGCCCATTGGCTTCCCTCCCTGATTGTCTTTTTTATTTCCGCTATCTGAGGCGAGGGAGCTTTGCCGGGGAGTTACCGTCCACAGAAATACAACGTCAACCTTGCTGACCTTTTCTTGGCTGTCCTGCTGATAGATCGCGCATACGCCGCACCACCTTACACTCTAAGTGTAAAATTGCTTGACTGCTTACATCGCTGGTGTAAACCTGCCCTCTCGCGATTCTGGAGGGCTGCCCGTGTCCACACAACCCGCGCTGCGATCTTCGCCCAAAGCCCCGACGCTGCCGGCGCCATCCATCAAAATTGAGATTGAGGTTCCGGCCCGCCGCATCGCCGACATGATGGTTGGCGCCATCGAAGGCAACCACATGACGCGCGCTTGGTGCGCGGGTGTCTATCTGCGCGGCGCTTGGGAGAAGAAACTCAACGAGCTTGGCAACTGGTACGACCAGGAAAAGATTTTCGGCGGCCAGTTCACCGTTGAGATCATCGAAATTCTCGACGAGAGCAAAGAGGCGAAGGGCAGCAACCTAAAACGCCACCGCTGCAATCAGGACGACTTCGCCAAGGGCCTCGCGTTGATGGCCAAAAACTCCCCCGACCACTTCGGGGACATGATGGCCGAGAACGACGACAACATCACCCAAGACGTTTTTCTCCAATACGTCGCGCTCGGGGAGATCGTCTATGGCTGATCTTTCCCGGTCCCACGCACTATTCGGCGGCGCCGCGTGGCCATCGGCCGGCGCGTATCTCTTCTCATCGGCAAGCGACTGCCTCGCCTTCATGTTCGGTCCGTCGGAGCACGACGCCCATGTGCAGCGCTGGCGCACGCATCGATGGCTCACGGCGCAACTCGCGACCTATCCGGCGCGTGCAGCGGCAGTCGACGCGTTGCTCGAACAATGGCGCGATGATTTTCGCGCCCGCGTTGCCGCCGAGGCACCCGCTCTGCGCGCGGCGTGTGCAGCAGCCGACGTGGAATTCGAGGAGCGATGGGCGCTGCGCATGCGGGAGCGCGTCGAGATCGTAGCCGCCGAAAACGCGAGGGGGCGGGCGTCATGACCAACAACGCAATCCCCGCCCACGCCGAGCGCGTCGATCTGATGGCGATCTACCGCACGCGGCGCCAGCCATCAAAATTCTGCCCGAGCGTCGAAGCAGTCGTCGCCTATTTCGAATGCCCGAGCTGCCACAAGGCACACGAGCACCCCGGCCTCGATCCCCTGAAATGTTCCTGCGGCCTGTCGATGCAAAGCGATGGCGCCGGCATTGCGATCTGGCGCGATGCGCCGGCAACAGCAACAGCGGAGTGAGCATCATGCACGCTTATTGCTACGCTTCAGGTCACATCGATTTCGCGCGCTCCGTCCCTGACGGCGCGCTGCCAATCGCGCGCGGTCCAGCGAGGACGTTGCGCGACTTCATCGAAGTTCACGCGCGTCACGGCTATCGCACGCGCAAGGTGCGCGGACGCCCGACCAAGATTCCGGGTTCTGACATGCTTCTGGTGCCTGGGGTGCCGGAAGCGCCCGATCAGTCTGCCGGCTGCGATGCGCTGAGAGCGTGGTGCGACTGGCTCAAAAAGGGCGCGCCGAAAGGCGTCGTGGTGCGGTGAACCCCATGACACACCCCGACGACGCGGAAGATCCCACCACCGCAATCCTGTCGATGCTCGCCGGCACCGGACTTGCCATCGCGCTTCTGCTGCTCGCGTCGATGCCGGCGCAGGCGCGCGAACGCGGCTACGTCACCTCCGCGCCCTGCTCCTACGACAACAACGGCCGCGTGACCTGCATGGGCGCGCTGGCTGTGACCAGGGAGAGAGCCACATCCCGCCGGCATCGGGCGTGGCCAGTGCTCGGCGCGAAAGGCACTACAGTAAAATCCAGTAGAGGCATTGCCGTTCGGGTATCTCCGGGCGCGCGCGCCGCGTTGCAATGCGTGGTCGATCACGTCGAGGCTGCTGGCGCGCGCATCAAGGCTATGCGCGGCTACGGCAACGGCACCGTGCGCGGCAGCCTGCATCCTTCCGGCCGCGCCCTCGACATCAATCAGGTGCGCCGCGATGTGACCTCGCCGCATATTCCGCGATCAGTCGCCAATGCCGCCGCCGACAAATGCGGCGTCATCAGCGGCGCGCGCTGGGGCTATGCCGACAACGGTCATTGGAATCTCGCTGTTCACGGTCGCGCCACGCAAGAGCCGTGGCCGCGCGTGCTCTCGGTGGCCCGATGATCACACAAGCCCGATTGAAGGACGTTCTAGATTACGACCCGGCAACGGGCATTTTTATCTGGAAAAAATATCTCAGTAGCACAACTAAAGTTGGCGAGGTTGCAGGAGACGTAAAGCCAAGCGGCTACCGATTCATTGGAATAGACGGTTCTCGCTACCGTGCGCATCGGCTTGCATGTTTGTGGATGACAGGGCATTGGCCCACGCTACAGATCGATCACAAAAATACTAATCGTGATGACAACTGGTGGAGCAATCTTAGGCCGGCAACGAACGCGGAAAATGGGTTCAATTCAAAAAAGAAAAAAAATAATACGTCGGGCTACAAAGGAGTTTTTTGGAGCAAGCAGAAATCAAAGTGGGCCGCAAAAATCAATCCAAATAGAAAGCAAGTTCATCTAGGCTTCTTTACAGACCCAAAAGATGCCCATGCCGCTTACAAAGCAGCCGCAGAAAAGATGTTCGGCAAATTTGCGAGGGCGTCATGATGGTACATCGTCTCGCCAGTCTCGATCTTTCGCTTGGCGCCGCACGCGCGCTCGGCATGACGGCTTCGCAATACGTCTGCGTGAGCCAGTGAGGGCGCGATGGCAAAAAACACTCGCCGCCAAAAACACGACACTGGCCACACGCTCGGCCCGCTCACTTACAGGCCGAGCATCGTGGGCAATGATCTCTATGCGATCTATCAGGGCAGCCGCCAGATCGCGTGCGCGGTCAGAATGGAAGATGCGCGGTTGTATGCCGCTGCGCCGGCCATGCTGACGGAACTGCAAGATGCAGCCGCGCACTGCGATGCGTGCGACGGCAAGGGCAATGCCTACACGATGGAGGATGAGACGCAGATCGGACAGGTCCCCGGCTCATCGCGAATTGATTGCCCGATTTGTACTTCGTGGCGCGTCGGGATCGCCAAGGCAACGGGAGCGGCGCCATGATCTCCACCCTCGCCCGCTACACCACCATCAACCTCGCCCTCATCGCCGCCTTCGGCATTCTCAAGGGCTGGTACGACCAGGGCGAGTCTTACATCGACTTTTCCGCCATCGGCTTGGTGAAGCTCACCGCGATCTTCTTCGCCATGCTGCTGATTGTCTTGGTGCTGTGGATTTCCCGCAATCTTGAACTGCCGAGGGATCAGGGAGGGTTCGGGCGATGAGCGCAGTCTATTTCTGCAACCACGAGCCCATCGATCTCAACGCCATCGCCGTGATGGGCGTATCGGTCAAGGTCGTCGATAACCCCATCGGCTATTTTGGCACCGGCCTGAAATTCTCAATCGCCACGCTGCTGCGCACCGGCCACAAGGTCACGCTGATCCGCGCGGGCGAACGTATCGAGTTTACCGCCGCCGCTGAGACAATCCGCGGTGAGGAGTTTCAGCGGGTGAGGATGGGCGACGAACTGCTCGGCTTCACCACGCAGCTCGGCCGTAATTGGGAGCCGTGGCAGGCCTACCGCGAACTGCACTGCAACTGCACCGACGAGGGCGGCGTGATCGCTGACAGCCTGCCGGAAGGCAAATGGGGCACAATCTTCGAGATCGAAGGCGATTCCCTCGCGCTGGCACATCGCAACAAGCGCAACATCTTTCTCGAGTCGGTGCCGCTCTTTGCCTCCGACGAGTGCGAAATCCACGCGGGCGAAACGCATGACGCCTTCTATCGCGGCGTGAAGGCGCACAAGCATCAACTGCACGCGATGCTGACGTACAACATCACCGATCCGCTCGAATTGACCGAGGACCGGACCGTTAAATATCCGTGGTACGTCGCGCACTACGCGGTGCGGGCCATTGCGCTGTGCCAGGACGAGGATTTGATCGAACTGGCACTGATGGCACCGCGGGGCACCTTCGAGGCAGGCCTCGACTACTCGCCGGCAGGCAAGCCGACCTTGGCCTTTATGGACGTAGCATTTCGGCTTCGCCACAACGCCCATTGTAATCGGTCGGCTCTCAGGCTTTGGGAAGCGCACTCTGATGCGCGGCTGACTTACACCGAGGTTTTGCTCGACGCCTTCGAGGAAGCACAGATCGGGAAAGCTATCACCCTGGTCGCACGGCTTGGGTGCGATATCGATCGCGCAGACTTTACCGTGGTCGAAGGCCTCGGCGCGTCCATCTACGGCACCGTGCGCGCGAGCCGCATCCTAGTCGCCAAGGCGACGATCGACATGGGCGTGCGCTTCATCGCCAGCACACTTTACGAGGAATGGCTGCACAAAAATCACAACATGACCGACGAGAGTCGCCCGCTGCAAAATCTGCTGTTTGAAAAACTATTCAGCATGGTCGAGCGCGTCTGCGGCATGGAAGAAGCCAAAGCAAGAGCCGCATCATGAGCAAAGACCTCTACATCGCCGCGCACGAGGAACTGGTCGAGCAATACATGAACGATCATCCCGACGCGACATGGGACGAAGCCTACGAGAAAACCGCCGACGGCGCCTATGACCGCTATCGCGACAACTTCGCCGACATGGTGGATGCCGCCAAGCAGCGCGCAAAAGACGAAGGTAATTGGCCCCCAAAGAAACCCGCAACCAGTGGAGTAGCGTCATGAAGAAAATCCCCAACCCGATCGACAAGGCCGTAGGCGCCCGCGTGCGTCTCGCCCGTCTCGAAATGAGCAAGTCGCAGGAATGGCTCGGCCTGCAACTCAAGCTGACCTTCCAGCAAGTACAAAAATACGAGAAGGGCACCAACCGCATCGGCTCCTCGCGCATGGTGCAGATCGCGACGGCGCTCGGCAAGCCGGTGGCGTGGTTCTTCGACGAGAAGGCGAACGGGCACAAGGCCGAGGCCGATATCGTCACCCGCATGGTGACGGCGCCGGGCGGCATGAAGCTCGCCGAATCCTTCCTCGCCATCAAAGGCAATCATGCTCATCCGCTTTCAACATGCAGGCGCTAAATGTTGATGCTTTCGGCAAAGACACCGCTTGAAAAAATCATCAGCCGTGAGCCGCTGATTACGATGGCTAACGCTGAAAAGATGATCCGTGAACGCAAGTTCGTCGTTCAACTGGACTGCGGCCACCTTGTCCATACGAGGGCCGCCAATAGGGCTATTTGCCCGCGCTGTACCGAAATGCTGCGTCGGTCCCTAATCGACGGCAGCGAGGACTATGACGGCTTTCGCAAGGGCTTCGTACGAGACACGATGGTTTGGCCGGACGATCCATGTAGGCAGTTCAACGAACCCAAGTGGGAGTAGCGGCATGTTGAAAGCGGATAAGCATGAAGGCAATGCCGGCCGACATGCGGTGGCGGAAGTAGCCCACGCGCTGGCGCAGCACGGGTGAAAAGATGAGCATCATCGGCTGGTACTACCTGCACACCAACGGCTCGCTGATCTACAAGCGTGAGGACGGAGGCGCCGCCGCCGATATCCGCGAGAGCGACTTCGCGCGCGCAATGTGGCCCTGCGATCCGTCCGACCGCGAAATGGCGTGGACGGTGCTGGTCGAGGCGCTTTCCCTTGGCGCAGACCCGGAACGCATCAAAGAACTTGCCGCCCTGTGGCGGTGCGATGACGCGGACGCCGACAAATTCGCATCGCGCGTAGGCGACGGCGTCGAGATCACCCGCGATGGCGACCAATGGTGCGCGCTGCCGAATGGCGGCTCGATGCCGGAATCGCCGGTCGGCTTTGGGTCCACCAAGCTCGAAGCCATGGCCGCGCTTTGCAAGGACCTTGGCTATCAGGGTGGGAAAACATGGAACGCGACCTTCAAGTCGCTCCTGATCGCGGCAACGCATGAGGTTGTTTCATGACCACCGCCGAGCGCATCAAGCAGATCGTCGCCCGCCATCCCGACATAAAGGTGAACGTCGCCACGTTGAAGGACGACACCCACTTCCGCGATCACCTGGGCGCCGACGATCTCGTGCGCCTCGATCTGTCCATGGAGATCGAGGAGGAATTCAGCATCTTATTCGACCCGGACAGTTTCGAATTCAACACCGTGGGCGAACTCATCCAGGTGGTGGGGCGGAAGCTCGAAGACAAATTGCCGCGCGTAGTAAGGGTGGCGTGACATGGACGACCGAACAAAGCAGAAAAATGAGGACACCATGAACGCCGACAAAATCTTTCTCATCGTCAACGACGAGCGCATGTCCTTGTCCGCCCTTCTGGCGATGAAAAGGGAAGACGTGAAGACCCTGTACGCGAGGGGCTGCGCCGCGCTCACGTCGCTGCCGGAAATGCCGAACGTCGAGTACCTGTACGCGAGTGGCTGCGCCGCGCTCACGTCGCTGCCGGAAATGCCGAACGTCGAGTACCTGTACGCGAGTGGCTGCGCCGCGCTCACGTCGCTGCCGGAAATGCCGAACGTGAAGACCCTGGACGCGAGGGGCTGCGCCGCGCTCACGTCGCTGCCGGAAATGCCGGGGGTCAACGTGGTGAACGATCCCTGTCCTTTCGGTTATTTCTACGCGGGCTGCGATTCGCGCGGCTACAATTTCGAAGGCGTCACCATCCGCGGTCAATGGCGCGTACTGGCCGGCTGCCACAATCTCTCGATCAAGGATTCCTACGAGCATTGGGGCCCTGGCGGCGTGAGTGACCGTAAGGATTGCTTGGCTCTCGTCCAGAAGATTGCCGCCCATATTGAAGGCGACCAGCGATTGATGTTGGGGGCGTGACATGAACGCCCAAACCTCCTTCATCGAGCGGTCACAACCGAAAGAGCCGGACCTGATCGAGGCGTCTGACGCGCTCCCGCCGGCTCAATTCGAGGAACAACCCGCTTTGCTGTCCCCGGGCGCCGTGCTGCACATATCGCGGCTTCGTGGCGCCCTCGACGAAGCCAATATGGCGCTCGGGGATTTTAATCTGGCCAATGCGCAGAGCGACACTGCCTTGGCTATTTCCGCCGCGGCACGACTTGAAATCGCCTTGCGCGGCGATCTGCACGCCATCGCGTCGAACTTGCTCAGCACCACGATGAACGTGGTGACTGAGCGGCGGCGCAAGCAACACCGTTCAACCAAGGGAGTATAGCGTCATGGCCGTTCGAGAAATTTATAAAGACAAAGCCGGCACACGGTTGCCGAGCGTCACCACCATTCTGTCGCGCTTCAAGGAAAGCGGCGGCCTGCTCTATTGGGCAAACCAAGCCGGGCTTGACGGCAAGACGCTTGAGCAAGCGCGCGCGCCAGCGGCGACTGCCGGCACCATGGCGCACGATCTCGTCGAAGCGCACATCAACACGCGCCCGCTCCCTGATCTTTCTGGCGATCCCGAAATCATTGCCAAGGCGCGCGCCGCCTACGAGACCTTCCTCAAGTGGATGGACGGCAACAAAATCACGATCCGCCACACCGAAGTGTCGCTGGTCAGCGAGACGCACAAATACGGTGGCCGGCTCGATGCCGTCGGGCTGAACAATAACGAGCTTGTCCTGCTCGACTGGAAGACCTCGAACGCCGTTTACGCCGACTACATTCTGCAGCTCGCCGGCTACAAGGTGCTGTGGGAAGAAAACTACCCCGAGCATCTGCTGATCGGCGGCTTTCACCTCGCCCGCTTCGCCAAGGAAGAAGGCGACTTTTCCCACCATTATTTTCCTCGCCTTGATGCCGAGGTCGAGTGCTTCCTCGCGATGCGGAAGCTCTACGACCAGGTGAAGGCCGTGGAAAAGCGCGTCAAGTAAAGGAGAGTACCATGACAGACGATACCCAAACTGAAAACACCCCTAAGCGTGGCCGCGCTCTCGCGGCTTGGCAAGATTTCGAGGCCGAGCTGCATCAGCGTGAACAGTCGATCATCGGCCTGCTGCCGCAGAATGTCAGCAAACAGAAGTTCATCAACTCGACCATCGCGGCGATAAAGCAGACGCCGGACTTGCTCACCGCCACCCCGCGCTCGCTGTTTGCCGCCATCGCCAAGAGCGCCCAGGACGGATTGCTGCCCGATGGGCGCGAGGGTGTCATCACGATCTACAACGAAAAACAAAAAGACGGCTCCTATCAAAAAGTCGCACAGTGGAACCCGATGACGCACGGACTGCGCAAGCGGGCGCGTGAACTCGACGGCATCCTCATCAATGCCCAGGTGGTGCACGAGAACGATCTCTTTGTCCGCGAAGAAGGCGACGAGCCGAAGATCGAGCACAAGCCCGCGCAACTCGGCAGCCAGCGAGGCAAGATGATCGGCGCCTATGCGGTGTTCCGCAACGCCAGCGGCATCCTGCATCGAGAGGTCATGGACGCTGCGCAGATAGAGTCGGTGCAGGCGCAATCTAAAGCCCCCGGCAGCCTCATGTGGACGAAGTTCCAGCAAGAGGCGTGGCGCAAGACCGTGATCCGCCGTGGCATCAAGAGCGTGCCGGTGTCGGAGCCGCTAGAGCAGATCGCAAGGCGGGATGATGACCTGTTCAACTTCGACGCCGAACCAAACGGCAAAGGAAGGCGCCAACCGGCCAATGTCATCCAGCCGCCAGCGGACGGCGAACGCAAGGCCCTGCCGCCAGTGGTCGGCGAGGCACCACCACTCGCGGAAACGGAAAGTGCCACGCTGCTCGCCGAGATACCGGGACTTGAGACGATGGCCGCTTGTGAGAACTTCGCACAAAAAGTCACCCGCGCAGACGGCCTGACTGATGCCGAGTTTCGCGAGATCGGCAAGGCGCTGATGGCGCGCCAGCAGGAGATCGCCAAGAACCCCGGCAACGGCCACGACGGCGGCGACGATCCGAAGAAGGACGAGCCGGACGGAGGCAAGAGCGGCGAAGGCACACCGCCTGTGACGGAACCCAAGCCGGCGCCCGAGGAACGCCACCCCGCCGCGCGCGACAAGAACAAAGCCCACACCGCCCAGGCCGCACCCGAGCGCGGCATGGCCGACCTGATGACGGCGGGCTGACGAGCTTCTGGCGCGGCGGGTCTTTCCCTCCAGTTGGCCCGCCATGCACGACCGTCGCCGCCCGGAGCGACGGGAAGAAATCCGGGCACTTAATCGAGGTTTAACCATGCGGCAATCTGCAATGACTATATCGAGCGCATGGACCTGCTCATGGTCCGCGATCCGCGCCGTCCCGCGCTGGTCGCGGCTACGCCTCTCGATGAGGAACGCCTGCGCAGCATCCGGCACAGTGAGCCGCTGCAAGTGCAGACGCATTTCAACCGAAATCTCAAATTGCAGCGTTGGTATAGGGGGGTCATCGGTAAGGTGGCCGAAGCCATCGACGCTAACCCGGATGCCTTGCATTGCGAGGTTAAGTTCAAGGCAGGCTTGGTCGAACAGATCATCATGGTCAAGTCGCCTAAGATCGGAGGCGCCATCGCGGTCCGACTCAAATCGACGGCATTCCCTCTTATGGATCAGACAGAGTTTTCCAGTTACGTGGACGTGGCTATCGAAATTCTTTGCCGTGATTACCTTGGCAATATTTCCAGCAGGCGAATGCAGCAGCACATTCTCGAATGGGTTGGTCACCGCCCTAAGTAGGGGCGCGTGATGGGTCGGCCCCTCAAACACAAGCTTACAGGAAAGCGATGCGGTCGCTTATTGGTTCTTAGCCGCGCGCTGGGACATAAGGTAGCGCGCTGGCGATGTATATGCGACTGCGGCCGGGAAACCATCGCAGTTGGTCATGATCTTGCTCACGGCAGAGTTAGATCGTGCGGGTGTCTTAAACTTGACGTGCTTGCTGCTCGCTCAATCACGCACGGCGCAACGCGCGGCTCGTCAACAGGCGGCAAGAGACTACCAGAATACAACATTTGGCCTGACATTCTGCACCAATATGTTCTAGCCCGGCGTTTACCACAGTTGAACAACATGACCGCCCCCACCGTCACCCTCTCCGTCACCGATCGCTACCGGCTCAAAGACCTGGACTGGCAGGAAAGCCAGATCGTGCAGGCGGGCAAGGTGATGTTCTGCCGTGGCCGCCAAGTGCTGGGCTACGCCAAGGTTGCAGACCTCGGGCGCGTCAGCGCGTTGCCGACCGGCGCCGACACCGCCTGCGTTTCCGCGGCCGACTATGACGATGTGCGGAGGTGGATCGGATGATCCTCGCGCCTGGCGCGTTCAAAACCTCCGACTACCGCAAGTCGATTCCGGCGGCGGTGGAGCGTGCCGTGCGCAAGCGCTACCAGCTTGACCACGATCCGGCCCTGACCAACCGCTCCTACGACACCGAGGCCGAAGATTTCATACCGCCGCAGCACGACGCGAGCAAAATCTTTCTCAAGGAAAAGCCGGCGCACGACGAGAAGACGTTCGGGCGCAAGGCCGGCGCGGAGCGCACTGTCACCACCAGGGGCTCAGACGTGGGGGAAGCTGCCCGCGATCGCCACGTCCGCGACGGCCTGCGCCTGAGTAAAATGCGGCGCGCGATAGCGGACGGCGATACGCAGCTCGTCGCCAATCTCACGGCGGCGATTGAGCAGCGCTCGCGGCTCAAGCCAAAGCGCAGGATTCCTAGCCGGCCGTTTTCCAAGGCCAAGATGCCGCTGCGCTCGCGGAATAATCTCAGGAGGGCGAAGCGATGAGCGTTCCGACGATCACGATCAACATGGATATTAAATGCGCCGAGTGCGGGAAAGGCGGTGCCGCCGAGAGCGGTATCTGCATGTCATGCACTCTAAAGGCGATGCGGGACAAGCCGATGAAATCCGCAATTGGGCGCGCGGTACAGGCCAGGAATAAACAACAGCTTCAGCAGATCGTGGCGAAGCTCAATACCGATCTCGGGAGGGCGAAGCGATGAGCGAACTGAGCAAGAAATTCCGCGAAGCCTTCAAGCGCAGACGTTACGGCGCGGGTGACGCCTACGACTACGATCCTGATTTTGATTTGTTCGACGTAGGAGCCGACGAGATTGATCGTCTCAACGCCTGGGTCGCCGATCTCCAATCCGGCATGTACGTCAACTGCGTCTATTGCGGCCATCGCTATGGTCCTGGCGAGACAACGCCTGTGAGCATGGCGGACGCGTTGAAGGCGCACATCGCGCAATGCCAGCAGCATCCGATGTCGGCGGTAGTGAAACTGCTGCAAGAATGTGCCGATGATTTGGCCGACATGATTGAGGGCCACTACGCCGCGACCAAAGATCATCCGGCGATGAAAATGCGATACGACCGCGACATAGACCCTGTTATCCGGGCGCGCGCCGAAATCGCAAAGACAACCGGAGCCAAGCCGTGAACACGCCCGATCTTTTCAGGCTCGCCTCCGGTCCGCTGCTCACCCGCGATGAGCGCAAGAGCATCACGCGCAAGACACTGCGTCCAAACGGCTACGCCAAGCCGCCCGGCTCCGGCCCTGCCGGCGAGACCTGCAAGAGTTGCACGCACATCAGGCGCGTGGCGCATGCAAAAGTTTACCGCAAGTGCGGCTTGCTTGAGGCGCATTGGACGCACGGGCCGGGCAGCGACATTCTCGCCGGCAGTCCGGCGTGCAGCTTGTGGCAGAAGCCGGAGGCGAAGCCATGACCGCGCCCCTCGCCGTCGACAAAGAAACCGCCAACGAGATCGTCAACCTCTTCGCGTGGGGATCGAACGTCATGCGCGACGGGCGCCTCATTAACCAGCGCGACGTTGTTGCAGAAGCTATCGCGCAAGCGCTGACCGAAGTGAGAACCTATTACGAGGAAGTCCTTGCCGACAAGCGCCGCCTGACGCGTGAACTGGACGTCGCCATGCACGGCGAGGAAGGCGCTGCCAAGCAGGCGAACCTTTGCGATCTGATCGAGCCGGCGAGGAAGCTTCGCGGAGGCGTTGAAAGCATGAACCCGCTTGAAGTGACGGAATGGCTACTGAGGCAACCGCTGCCGACGACGCGCGGGCTGGTGGTCAATATGCCCGCTGGTGGAATGTCATTGCACGCGCGTCTTTTCCAAGCCCGCATGTGGAGAGAATACGCAATGACGTGGCATGGGCGAGCGACAAGGAGCGGTGTTGATCAGCGGTGGTGCGAGCAGATCGGCCGTATGACCTACGCCGGCTGCGTTCGCCGCGCTCGCGTGAACCTCTATCTCGCTCGACGCCTTAACCGCGCGAGGCTGTGAACAATGACCGCCCGGGCGCTTCCAATCCAGCCGGAGAGGATCGACAGTGCTTGTGCACGCGGAATCACTGGCCTGAAAGAGCGCCGGCTGCAGCAGAAGTCCGAGCGCGGGGAAATCCCCGGCGCGATCAAGATCGACGGCCTGTGGACCTATGACGAAGTGAAGTTGCGTGCGTGGCTCGACGATTTGGAGAGGCAACAATGCCAGCAGAGAAAAGCCGCCGCAAACGCAAAGCCCCGAAGAACTGTGAGTGGCGGGGTGGCACCCTTCACGGTCGCATCCGCATCAAAGGCAAGCTCCGGCGCTGGTCGCTACGCACGAGCGATGTCGAACTTGCGGCACAGATCGTCCAGGAGGATATCGGGCGGATGAAGGCTGTTGCCTTCCACAACGGCGTCAGGATCAAATATGCCGATGTGGTGGCATCCTGGGCCGAGCGGCATATTCTCGACGCCGTAGGGCCGAAGACCGCAGAACGCTACGCCGCGTCGCTCACGCAGCTCGAGCCGTTCCTGCTCGACCTGTTCATGGACGAGATCGACAAGGCCAAGATCGGTGAGATCGTCGCGGGCAGGCGCGCGGCCGGCGTGTCGATCGCCACCATCAAGCGCGACCTGACGGCGCTCTCCAGCGTGCTCGCCTTTGCCGAGATCGAGGACGATCCGATCGGGACCTGGTTGCGCCCAGGTGGCCGCAAGAAGTCCCGCCTCAAGGAGCGGCGGGATCCTATCGTGCTGCCCGAGCACGCCCACATCGACCGCGTGCTCAAGCGGGCCGTGCCGGCGATCGGCGCCATCGCCAGGGCGGCCCTGTTGACCGGCTGCCGGCAGGACGAGCTGGTCACCGCCGAGGTCGCCAGGCTCGATCGCGTGCGCAAGGAACTGACCGTCATCGGCAAGGGCAACAAGCTGCGGGTGGTGAGCCTGAGTACCGCGGCCTACGATTACCTGCGCAGCCTGCCCCACCGCCTCGGTTGCAAATGGCTGTTCTGGCAGGAGGACGGCGGCCCGCTGCGCGACGTCGCCGGTCGCTTCTACAAGACCGGCAAAGCCGAGGAGAAGGCCGCCAGGAAGGCCGCCGAGGAGGCCGGGCACGATCACCCGGATTTCCGGCGCATGGCCTTCCACCACCTGCGCCATCGCTACGCCGTGGACTATCTCAGGAACCGGGAGGGGACGATCCGCGACCTGCAGAAGCAGCTCGGCCACGAGAGCGTGGTCACCACCGAGATTTACCTGAAGTACCTGACGCCCGAGGAGGCCACCGCGGCGATGTACGGCGGCGGCGCGCCGGCGCAGGCCGAGGCCGAGCAGAAAGGCGCGTGAGGAGTCGCAAAAAGAGTCGCAGTGCCAACGGTTTGTAGCGTCATACGTTTCAGCTTATGCCCATAAATGCGAGAGAAAACGAGCATGATGACGAGTCGCAGCACCACCCCCTCAATGGGTTTTGTAAACCGTTGGTCGGGAGTTCAATTCTCTCACCCGGCACCGCTGGTTTTGTTGAGTAACCCGCGCGCCCCAGGCATTTTCGAGGCGTCCGCAAACCCCGAATCCACCGAATCCACCGAATCGAACGTCGTTCTCCCGTATCGCAAAAGTGGTCACAGCGACCGCTCCGGCCATCCCATTGACCAGCGGTCGGGAATCGGGACGAGCGCCGGCCGGCGCGCGCAAAAAGGCCAGCACCACGGCCCCGCTGAACGCTCCGCTTCGCGACCGTGGTGGTCGCAAAAGTGGTCACACGATTCGGCGGCCATCCTCCTGCTGCTCGCCCTCACCGCCTGCAGCCGCGCGCCGGCCTGCACGTCCAAGCAATTGTTCGACGCCAACGCGCGGCCGGTGGCGTGCCAGGCGCAGGTGATCGATCTCGATCCCAACGGCAATAAGGCAACGCGGGAGCGGGGGCGATGAGCCTAAGCCTCACCGACGTTCGTCTCCAGGTCTTGCGCAAGCCGAACGAAGATACGGTTCTTGTTATGGTGTGGAGGGGTGCGGTTGTTGTGTCGCAGGTTGAGCTTTCTTTGGAAAGTTTCGCGCGCGCGGTGATGGATCAGACTGCGGTGCAGGCTGTGCAGATCGAGGAGCGGGGGTGATGAAGAACTTCGCCGCCGGTTTCCTATTCGCCTATGTCGCCGGGGCCCTGCCGTTCGGCATCCTCCTGGCGCGCATGGACCTGCCGACCGTGACCGTGGTGTTCGGCGCTGCTACTTGGCCGCAGCAGCTCATGCGCGTGGCGATGGTCGCGAAGGTGGAGCATAGGCGATGAAAAACCGGCTCACTGATCTCAACGACCACCTGTTCGCTCAAATCGAGCGGCTTTCCGACGAGGACTTAAGCGGGGAGAAGCTCGAACAGGAGGCCAAGCGCGGTGCGGCCATCGTCGCGGTCGCCGACCAGATCATCCGGAACGCCAGCCTCAAAATACAGGCCGCAAAGATTCTATCGGATCACGGCCTCGACCCGACGCGGCAGCTTACGGAGATCGAGAATAGGCCGCAGTTGCGGGCGATCGAAGGGAAGAAGTCGTGAGCCGCGCCGCTCGATTACATTACTCCACTGCCGAAATGCAGTGGCTGGATGCCAATCGAATGATGGTCATCAGCGACTATCACCGCGCGTTCTGTGCCAAGTTTAAGCGGCAAGATGTTTCTGCCGCTCACCTTCATGGCCTGCGCAAGCGCAAGGGCTGGAAAGTCGGCCGCGCTCCCAGCCGGTTTATTGGCCGACACCTGCGCTTCAACGCCGTTGAGATCGCTTGGCTGCGCAACAACTGCACGATGGTGATCGACGAGTATCATCGGGCGTTCTGCGCCGAATTCGGTCGAGACGATATGTCGGCGGCAAGTCTCCACTCCCTCAGAAAGCGGGAAGGCTGGAAGACGGGCCGTTCCGGACGCTTCGAAAAAGGTGCAGTGCCAGCGAACAGGGGCAAGAAGATGCCCTTCAATCCGAACAGCGCGCGCACTCAATTCAAGAAAGGCGTCTCGCCCCTCAACACCAAATACGCGGGTCACGAGCGCGTCCGGAAGGCGGATGGCTATATCGAGATCAGCGTCGATGAAACCAATCCCCACACCGGCTTCGAGCGTCGTTACGTTCTAAAACACAAGTGGCTGTGGCAGCAGAAGCACGGCCCGGTGCCGGAAGGCATGGCCCTCAAATGCAAGGGTGATCGGCTCAACACAGACCCGTCAAATTGGGAGCTTGTGCCGCGCGGGCTGCTGCCGCGCCTCAATGGCCGTTCCGGCCGCGGCTACGATGCCGCGCCGGCGGAACTGAAGCCGACGATAATGGCCGTCGCAAAATTAGAGCATCAGCTCCGCGACAAAGAAAAAGGCGCAACCGCATGAGCGCCCCCACTCGCCCGGTCCTGCGCTGGCACGGTGGGAAGTGGTTGCTGGCACCGTGGATCATCGCGCACTTCCCGCCGCATCGCGTGTACGTCGAGCCGTATGGCGGGGCTGCTTCGGTGCTGCTGCGCAAGGAACGGTCCTACGCTGAGATTTACAACGATCTCGACGACGAGGTAGTGAACCTGTTCCGCGTCCTGCGTTCGACACACGCAGGCGAGTTGCTGCGCTTGCTTGAACTGACGCCGTTTGCGCGCGGCGAATTCGAGTTGTCGTACATCGAGACGGACGATCCGATTGAGCGAGCCCGGCGTCTGATCGCTCGCTCGTTCATGGGCTTTGGCTCGGACGGGCACAATGCCCAGGTGCGCACCGGCTTCCGCGCGGCGAGCAACCGTTCCGGCACCACGCCGGCGCACAACTGGCGCAATCTCCGCGATTGCTACCGCGCGATCATTGAGCGCCTCGATGGCGTGGTGATCGAGTGCCGGCCGGGGATCGATGTGATGCGCCGGCACGATGGCCCCGACACCCTGCACTACGTCGATCCGCCCTACATGCCGGAAACGCGCTCGAACAAGAGCCGCCGCGGCAAGCTGCGCTACCACGCCTATCGGCATGAAATGTCGGCGCGCCAGCACGCGCAACTTCTCGCCGCCCTGAAAACTCTCCAGGGGGGGGTAGTCCTAAGCGGCTACCCTTCCGAGTTGTACGACAAGAGATTAAAGGGCTGGCGCCGTGTCGAGATAGCAGCCCTAGCGGACGGTGCCCGCAAGCGCACGGAAGTTTTGTGGATTAATCCAGTCTGCGTAGCAGCGCTCGGTCACGGGCCGCTGTTTGACAAAATCGGAGACGCAGCATGAGCCACCCCATCCCGAATGATGACCGACGGAAGCGCGACAGCCGGACCGGGATGAAAGGTGCGGTATTATGGCGCAAACGCCACAGGTCACCATGAATGAGGGGCACTTAGATCGGTTGCGGCGCCTAATCGAGGAACAGTACCAAACTCGCCCCACTGGCTGCGGCGATAGCTTCGGCGAATTGCTTTGCTGGGAGATTCACTCAAATGGAATGACGTTTAATTGGCTCGCCGAAAAGTGGGGATTGAGCCTCCCCACCCTCGGCGAACTGATTTGGGATCACTGCAAGAGGCTCGAAAAAGAGCCCTCAGTAAACCATCGATACGTCATCCGCTGATTTCTTTGCAGTTTTTGCACTTGGGGCGATTGTCCGTGCCGGACGCCCAATAGTGCTTCTCGATGTTGTTGCCTTCCGTGCATGTACTTTCGTCATGATAGCGTTTCTTGTCATCGGCCAAGTTCGGATTGGTCGAGTGAAATGGGCTGACTTTCGACATTGCTATTTCCTCTTCATGGTTTGGGTTTTAGTGAACGCAACGCACCGTCTGGGAAGAGAGCGGGCAGCAGCTCAACCCAGATGGCCTATTGCCAAGTATTTGATTCGCACTCGCTATGGGAGTCTTTTAAATGGTCAGCAACCCTTACGTTTATATCTCAATTGCTGCGGCATGGGTTGCTCTCAACCTCTAGGGGTGATCCACTCTCCCCGTCCCACGCCGGGGGCAACGGGAGGATTCAATGAGACAATTAGCATTCGCTTTGGCGTTGGTTATCGCCAGCGTTGGCGGCGCTTCGGCCCAGCTTTATGGGATCCAGCAACAAAATTCCGGCGGCCTATATGGCACCGGGTCAAACCCGAACAGCCATTCCGTCGATGGTTATACGCGCAGAGACGGCGTCTACGTGCAGCCTCACCAGCAAACCAACCCGAACAACACACAACGCGACAATTACGGAACGAGCGGGAACTACAATCCTTATTCCGGGCAGTTCGGCACCCGAGCGCCGCGCTATTGATCCGCGATGCGCGCGTTTTTATCAGCCCTGCTTATTGGATTTCTTGCGAGCGCGGCGCTCGCTCAGTCCCCCACTGCCCTGTCGGATCAGCAGGTAATCCAGCACGTCATTCAAGACAGTCGGGCGGCCTACCATGCGACGGGCCGCCCGTGCGCCTGCCCGGATGACCATGCCCGGAATGGTAGCCGGTGTGGGGCTAGGAGCGCCCATAGCCGCCCCGGCGGGGCTTCCCCTAAGTGCTATCCGCAGGACGTAACGGCGGCCGATATTGCGGCCTACCGCTCTCGGCACTAGCTAAGCCGCAATAGGGCGTTTTGACCCCGAATCGGGGTGTGCTACAATGATTTCGTTGGTTCGGTCCAGCCTTGCCGGAAAGTGCGGCGGGGGTGGGGTTTGAACCCACGGAACGGGGGCTAGCCCGTTCTACGGTTTTTAAGACCGCTGCAATCGACCACTCTGCCACCCCGCCAGGGGTAAGAACGGCTCCGCCAAAAGCGGGGCCGTTCTCATTTTGGACTACCATGCCAGATAGTCTCTGGCAAGACTTGACCCGACTCAGAGATCGGAGTATCTACTGAGATCGGAGAGTTTGATGGCGGACCCGCTACAGGCATTGAAGGCAAAGAAGGCTGAAATTCTTGAGACTGCTCAGCGAGAGGCTGAGGCGGTTGACGTTGACTTGCGCGAATTGGAGCGGCTGCAAACTTTGGCTGATAAATACGGCTTGGCACTGGCACCGAAGGGCGCCGCTGGCGCGAAGTCGGCATCAAATGGCCATGCGCCCGACCTTTTAGGTGCCCCTCCCAGTAGCGAGGCCCGCTACGTAGTAGCCATCCGGGAAGCAGACAAACTGGTCCGTTCCAGAGCGCGCCCCGTCCAATTTACCGAACTTTATGAATGGGTTGTTGGCCACGGCGTCGTGCTGGGCGGCAAGAGGCCAGAATCAACGCTAAGTGCTTATTTGGCCCACGATAAATCGACTTTGCAATCAATCCGGAAGGGCTGGTACTGGCTAAAAGGGGTGCCAATCCCAAAGGATTAAACAGTTCGGGCCACAGCGGTGGTCGCTGTGGCCCGTAATCCAGCCCGCCAGGTGCGGGATGTGGAACCGGTCTACCCGACTTTACTGACTGTCGGGGGTGTCGGCTCTGGTAGACCCCGACCGCAGGGAGTTAGTCGCCCCTGCGGCGGCCCTATCTTGCCTTTATAGCATAAAACGAAAAGCAATAGAATCAACTGCGGGTTGTGCAAAAATAAATCAATTCTTGTCGGTATTCTTGGCCTCTAGTGGGCCGCTGACGGAATCCTCAGTAAAACGTACCCCGGCGCCCTCTAAAGCCCGCTGAATAGCCTCTAAATTGTTGGCTATCGGGGTCCTTTTGCCCGCCTCATAGTCCTTGACGGTGCTCAGCCCGACGCGGGCTCACGATGGGGACACTCTGACCTATGACATGCTCCTATCGACGATATTCCAGCTCGGCCTGAGCCGCGAATTGCGTGAGGACATGGTGATGAACTCGCGGACTATATGGGAATTGACCGAGCGGGTGCAGATGGAAAAGTATAGATACGAGATTGAAAGGACTAGGCTCGACGCGATGAATTGGATTTTGCCGATACGTGACTGCGACCGGATTCTTAAACTTGAAATGGTCACACCAAAGAAGCCGAGCGTGCCACCACCAAGCCGCTACCGGCGCAACTAAACGGAGAAGCCACCATGAAACTGGAATTCTCCGCAGGCGATTTTAAGGCCGAGGCTTGGACGGAAGGCCATCCGATGTGGCTAACGATCAAGCATAGAGGCAAAGTGGTTGCTTCCGGCATCCACCACAACGAAGTCCGCGATCTTGCCTATGTGCTTGAGCGGATGATCAATGCGATGCGCGCCAATCTCGGCGAAAATAACAAACATGAAGTGGATTGATGGCCTCCCTCTACAGGCTCGATTACGAGGGCACCGCCAGCCTGGAAAGGCTGGATACATACTCCACTTTGTGTCGATGGTTCCATAACTACAAGCTCGACCGGAGCGCAGAATTTGCCGACGATCACGAGTGGCTGACTATCGAGGAAAAGAAGTTTCGCGCCGCCCGCCGTTTGTCGGTGCGCTACGTCGGTACGATTTGTGATGTTGAGGAACGAGGCCCGAGGCGCACGGTGCTGTTCGAGACGAACGCGCCACCTCCACCGACATTCCACCGCCCGGCGAAGTTTAGGCCCGAGCGAAAGCCGACGCGGGCTCACGATGGAGGGACACTGACCGCCGACATGCTCCTGGAGACGATGGATCGTATCGGTCTGAGCCGCGATAGGTGCCGTGACCTGATGATAAACTCGCGAAATATTTGGGAATTGGCTGAGCAGGTGCATAGGGAAAAATACAGATACGAGCTTGAAAGGACCAAGCTCAACGCAATGAATTGGATAATTCCAATTTACAGCCGCGATCTGATCTTGAGTATCGATCTGGTGAACCCTATACCACAAAAACCGAGCGTGCCGCCGCCAAAACGCTATTGGCGCAACTAAACGGAGAGGCCACCATGAACACCGCCGCCACCACCACCAAGCCCAAACCAAAACCTACCGTCACCATCACCCTCACCGTCAGCTATCCCGCCAAGGAGAACATGACGCTGGCGGACTTCGCGGCAGAAGGTGAGAAGGCAAAGAAGCTGGTCGAATCCGCCAAGCCGCTCGGTGCTGTCACCGGCCAGGTGGTGATCGGCAAGCAAAAGTTTGCGCTGTAGGCCAGTATGCATCAGGGACTAAAAAATGAACTCGCGTGAAATAGCACTCGGCAATGAAATCCTACGCGGCGTCGTGGGGTCAACCGCACATGGCACCGCCGTTGACGGGCAGGATGACCGTGACGAAATGGGCATCTTTATCGAACCGCCGGAATACGTTTGCGGTTTATCATCGTGTGACCATTACATCTATCGCGACAAACCAGAGGGCGTCCGTAGTGAGGCGGGCGACCTAGACCTGACAATGTATAGCCTGCGCAAGTTCTGCCGCCTTGCCGAGCAGGGCAATCCGTCTGTGGTGATCCTGCTATGGCTTCCGACGCATGAGGCCAAGACAGAACTAGGCGCGGGTCTAGTCGAAATGCGCGAGGCTTTTATCAGCCGCGAATCCGGCGATCGCTTCCTTGGCTATCTTGTCGCTCAAAGGATGAAGATGACCGGCCAGCGTAATCAGACGGTCAACCGGCCTGAGCTTGTCGCCAAATACGGCTTCGATACCAAGTTTGCCATGCACGCTATGCGGCTTGCTTTTGAGGGTATCGAAATGCTCGTGCGCCGCACGATTACACTGCCGGTCGCGGAACCCAACCTCAGCATCCTGCGGGGCATCAGGACGGGAAAATATACGAAAGATGAAACGCTGCGGATGATCGACACCGCCGAAATGCAGCTTCGTGAGCTATTGAAGGATTGCGATTGGAAAACAGACCGCGCTCGGATCAACGCCTTTATGGTAAAGGCGCATACGACGCACTGGCAATCCCGGGTTAACTCAAGGGTAGGGCGCCGCGCTGTGGACGCGGATACCGCAGTTCGAGTCTGCGAGCCGGGACCACAGGATCGTTAATGGGCCGAATGCACAAACGCAAAAAGACCGCCCCCGGCTTGTCCCGCCGTAGCCCGTGAGGGCGAAGGCGGGCGCGAGGCCAGGAGCGGGGAAGTCGTCAGACAGCCTCCCGTGTTGAGGGAGGTCAGGCAAAAATTATGGGAATTACATAAGTCCTTTGTCCCTCATTCAGAGCGCGCGTGCGACGTTATTAAGCCCGTCTCAATCTGCTTGAACTTGTAGGCGCGGTCGGTTTCCACGGCGTACAGAGCGCGAGCGTTTTCCGCTTCCTGCTTCATCTTTGCCAACTCGAACTCATTGGAAATATCGACACGGCTCCGCCGCTTGACGATGAGTGACGTGATAACGATGCACGTACAGATGATCGCAGCCGCCAGAACAAGGGCGGAATTAATGTCAACTGGGCCTACGAGATATGAAAGCATGGTTTTATCCTCATGTTTCAGTTCATTTTCACAAGGGAGATAAGTCCCAAAATTATTGAGGAAAGTATCGCGCGCTCAGCCCACCGATCAGCGCGCAGACGATGCCGTAGCCGGCTTTGAACACAACGCGCAATGCGAGCGGCAGCACGCTCTCTGCCGCCGGCAGGAACAGCGTGCGTTGCTCGTGCTTGGTCAGCCGTTCGACGATGGTGGTCAGTTTATCGACCGAGGATTTGAGCGTACGCACGTCGGCGGTCAGCTCGCCGACCGCCAGATGCAACGCCATCTCATCGCTGCTGGCGGTAATTTTGCGGGCGGGCGCCATCGGCTATTTCCTCGCCAGCCAGCGCGACACCACCTGGCCGATACCGGCCGCGGCGCCGGATGTCGCTTGTGCGCCGAAAATAAAATAGATCACGCTGGCGCGCAGCGCGGCTTGATCCGGCGGCACCTTGCGCACCCACCACTCGCAGAGCTGCAAGCCGCGCGTGACACCATGGCCGATTTCAGGAATGGAGCAGCCCGGCGTGTTGAGCCAGCGGTCGAAGGTCGAGACGAAGAAGATCATGCCGTCATAGAAGCCGACCGGCAGCACAAACAGGCCCCATGCCACCCACCACATCGGATGCAGCATGGCCTGCACGGCGACGCGGCCCCAAGCTTCATTGCGCGCCGCCTCGACGCGCAAGGCTTCCGTGCCCAGCGTGGTCGCGGCACCGACATCGGCCTTATACTTTTCGGCCTCGATATCCTGCTTTCTTTGCAGATATTCCGCACCCCAATTGGCGATCTTGAGCGCGCCGCTGATGATTGTCGTTAGACCAAACATCATCCCCCTCCTGCACCGTTGCCTTGGCTCAAATCTACGACGGCGATGCGCTCGCCGTCCGGCACGAAGCGGGCGAAAAAGGCGTTGGCGCGCGCCAGCGCCGTGCGGTTAGGGCCGTGTGGAAATTCAGCGAGATCGACCCATGCGCTGATCCAGCGCCCGCCGCCGCTACCGCTGCTGGGCGCCAGCCGCAGCCTGACCCTCTGCAGCGTCATGGCTCAGCTCTTATCCAGCGTGCGGCCACGCGCCCATTCGGTGACGAAGGTGGTCAACAGGAACAGCGCGGCCATGATCGCGACGATCCATTGCGGATCGGCATATTGCTTGATCAGCGCTGTTATTTGCGGCGCGTTGAGCCAATCGGTCATGGTCGCCACATAGCCGATCAGCGATGCGACGATGCCGACCGACTTAGCCCATAGCTTGGTGGCCGAGCCCCAAGCCGCCGCCAGCAAATGCTGCCAGAGGCTACCGCCCGTCTGCGCCAATTCGCGATAGCTGAGCACCATCTGCCAGACATAGATCGCGATGATGGCGATGAAGGTTAGTCCAATAACCAAACGCATGACTTCTCTCTCCTCGTTAAGCCGGCAGTGCCGGCGCGATGTCGATGTCCTTGGCGAGCGCGGCATAGGCATTGGCGCGGTCCTTGTGCGCCAGCGCCTTCCAGCCGAAATACAGGATCAGTCCAAGGGCGGCGGCGATCAGCGACACTTCCAGCGCGGTCGACCAATCCCACTGCCAGACCCAATCGCTTTGCGACTGATTGACCGTCTCGGCGCCGCCTGCGGTCGCGCCCGACGTGGCATGACCAGCCGATGCCTTGTTCGCCGCCTTGCTCTCGGTCTCGAGCGTCTGCTTGATCTCGACCGCCGGCTTCTTGGCGCCGTAGCCGAGCCAGGTCTTGACCGACAGCGCCTCGCATTCGGCGGCGCGGCGCGACCAGCCGCGGCCATAGCGCGGGAATTTCGCCAGTCCCTGGTAGAAAGACAGCCGCTTGCCGGCAAAGCCCTTGATGATCGCGACCTTATCGGGTGCCGTGTTGGCCAGCGCCGCAAGCTGTGCCGGCGCGGCGGTGGTGGCGCCGAGCGCGCGCTCCAGCAGGATCAGCGAGCGTGGCGGGCCGGCATTGTAGCCCATGTCAAACACCGACACGTCGACGCCCGCCGGCATCGCGTCATAGGCCACCTTGTCGGCGTAGTCGTGGCGCTGGATCTGGCGCGCCTGCTCCAGCGTCAGGTTTTTGATGTCGAGGTTTGGATAGACGTGCGAGGCCACGCCGTACTTGGTGCCCTTCAACTCACCTTTGCCGATGACACCCGAGGTCCAGTTGCCGCGATCGTGCGGGTCGTTGTCCCAGCCGCCCTCATGCGCGATCGAGAATGGAAAAGCGACGGCGTCGAATGTGATGTCGACCATGGTCAGACGCCTCCCGGCGCGATGTAGCACCACACCTGACCGCTCGCCGCGTGCATGAACACGATGCCGTGGCCGGTGGGGTTGCCCTTGTTGAACTTGAGTTTGTGATTTGGGATGACGACGCGGGTGCCGGGATCGATATGCAGGCGCCCGAGCGGCGCGTCTTCGCGCTCGTCGGTGATGATCGCGACGTACTGATCGCCTTGGATTTCGAAGCTGTCGGCCCAATATGCGTCAGCTTCTCCGCAACACGGCACGTTGGGATTGTCCGGTTGCATCAGGCTCTTGAACCAGGCCGATATGCGCGGATCGGTCTGCTGCCATTGCCCGAGATCACGCGCCAGAACCGGCACCATGGTGCCGCAGGTGGCGAGCGAGAGCGCGAGTAAAAGGGTGGCGAGAAAGGATCGCATGAAATCGCTCGCTATTGGATTGGGTTAAGGGAGCATCCGACCCTTGCGGATCCCGGCCGCAGCCGGCAAACTCGGGCCGAGCCCACGCCCGACCTATTGATTCTCGCCACCATCGGCGGCCTCATTACCATTGCCTCGGCGATGGTCGGGGGCTTGAGGCTTCACCTCATGCTGACCCGCTATGCCCCGCCTTTGGCGGCGGCGCTGCCGCGCGATCTCTGCATTGCCGCCGGGCTGATCGTCGGCTGCGCCGTTGTTGCGCGATGGTTCGTCAGTCCTTGAACGTCTCGGTCATCTTTTCGATGGCGTTCTGTCGCTTCCTGTCCACGTTCTTTGTCTTCCGATCAAATGCGCTGTCGGAGAGCGTGCCAGCCTCGTGGTCCAGATTGAAATCTCGTTCTTCGGTTTTTAGTGCCTCGAATACCTTCTTGAATTCGCGGCCCTTGCGCGCAAAATTGCGATCCATGTCCTCGGGTTTGATCTTGATGCCGACCGACGATAGAAGCGCCTGCGGCAAACTAAGTGGCCGGTCGGTATATTTTTCACGCGCACCCCAGGCGGCATCCCATATCTTTTCGTTGGAGTACGAGCTGGGCACCCACGGCGCGTTCGGCATCCACGACTTCCACGCCCAATTGGCGGTCTTTGTTGTCTTGTCCCACCAGTCGTCGGACTTGTCGTTGGTGATTTCCCGGCCGGTGAACATCTGCTTGTTGAAGAAGAATTCCGCGCCGAGCACCATCGGCCCGCCGATCATCAGCCAGGCTGGAACGATTGGCAGCGCCGTCTGCCCCTGATTGAAGTCGACGATATCTCCCGCCGGCATGAACCGGCGAATATCGAGGAACACGGGGAAGCCTTCTTTCTGAGAGTTCCACGGCATCCGCGTCATGCGCTCGGTGCCAACCCATGTGTTGCCTTGCTCCTGCTCGCGCAAGCTGCGCCGTTCCTTGTCTTCGTCGCCGCCGGTGACGGCGTAGGCCAGCGCATTGAGCACATAGCCAAGGAGCGCGTACTTCGCCAGTTTCCACGGCCGCGTTGCAACGGCTTTTGCCACCAGCGGGCCAGCGCGATAGGTATAGGAAATAAATGGCACCGCCGTGTTGCGCAGGGCGCGAATTCCGGGCGCGCGAATGTCGTAGTCGATAAACTGCTCGCGGGCATGATCGGCCGCCTGCTTGGGGGTGTCACCCAATTGAATTCGGCGCAGATAGGTCGCCATGCGGAATATCTCGTCCTCTACCCGGTAGAGGTCGACCATCTTCTGATCTAGTTTTTGCAACTTGGACCACAACAGCTCCGTAAACTTAGACGCCTGCCCCATCAGGCCGAGGCGGCCGGCAGGCAAGGAATTGCTGCGGGCGATTTCATCAAGGATCGGCTTCAAGACTTGGTCGCGAATTTCCTGCGTAATCATGTCGGCGCCGAACGCGCCGTGCTTGAAGGCTTCCTCGTAATGCCGGTCCCCTTTGGCGAAGGACCGGATACCGTCAATCAAGTCTTGGAACCGCACGTCCAACAAATCCATCAGCGTAAAATTCGACACCACGTTGTTCATGTGGACGTTGGGTGAGCGCGCGGTTTTGTTTTTTTTCCAGCCTGTCATGATCGCGCGCCATGTGCTGGGCCGCGACAGGATTTCCAACTCGTTCAAATCGCGCCAGATTTCCTCGCGTACCCATTTGCCAGCGAGCGCGCCCCATCGCTTCTTGCCGCCGGTGCTGCCAATCTCCGTCTCAGGGACGCGCACCCAATCGTGATCTTTCGGCTTGTAAGCTCGGCGCCCGGCCTGCCATTCGGCGGCGTCGATGATTCTGCCATCGGGCGGCGTGCTGCTGGTCCAATCCTCGTTCTGCGATATATCCTTGTAAAACTTGCCGACCGAGAGATCATGAGCGGTAAGCATCGCGGTCTTGGCGAAAGTGTAGCGGGCGTCGAGAATTTCGCCCAGTTTGGTGCGTTCTTCCTTGGTGAAGTCGCGCCAGATCACGATCTTGCCATTCTTGCTGCCGCGCACCTCCCATGTGCCTTGATTGCGGAAGGCGGAATAGCGGTCGGGGATCTGCCGGCCGACCGGCAGATAAACCGTGCGCAGCACCTTTTCGGGGGTCTTTTTTTCGTCGAGCGCAAGCTGCTGCTGTGTTGCCATTTCATCGAGACGCACGAACTTCTCGCCGTTTTCCGGCTTGCCGCGCGCGCCCTCATGCCAATCCGGTACGTCGCGCATCAGGCGGGGCAACTCGATCTCGTTGAATATGCCGCGACCCTTGTATTGGTCGCCGATGATCTTCTTCCTGCGTGACCCCATGATGCCGTTGACCATGCGCCGCAAGCCGTGCTGTTCGGCTTCGTCTTTGAGATAAACGCGGTGCATGTAGGTTCCGCGATTGCGCTCGAAACTTTCGGCGCTCACAAGTCCATACGCCACCGCCTCCTGTCCCCATTGATCGACCGCGGCCTGGATCGGTTCGGCCAATGCCGCCATATCGGCGCTGGCAACCGCACCCTCGGTAATGATGGCGTGCAGCACGCGCGCCTCTTGCAAACCGACACCGGCGTGGTTCATCGCCTTGAGTATTTCGTTTGCCTGCATCAGCTTGGCGCGCTCGTCCAATGCACGGTCGCGTTCGCGCGTAACGTACTCCGGCAGGTTGCGAAGATTGTAGCGGTCGATCAAGTTGCTGCGCGCGGTTTCGAGGATGGGGTTCATGAAAGCAAAGCGGCCGGCGGGCGAAAACTTCGCCATGATGAGCCTGCCGCCAGCACCACCAACGACAGCACCAACGGCCGCGCCCGGCAGACCGCCGGTAAAGGCCGCGACGGTTTCGCCAACGCCGGCGCCGACCTTGCCGGCTACCAGCTTGCCAGCAATATGTCCGGCTGCCGCGCCGATGGGGTTTGTAATCGCAGCGCCAATGCGGGCACCGATGAGCGCGCCGGCCATCGCGGTCGGATGCTTGTCCCAAAGGTAAAGTCCCGGCTTCCACTGGCCGTCTTTCGTGAGACCGCCGGCATAATCGAACGGCACGCGCATGGCGCGGTCGATGAATTGACCACGGGCAATAAATCCCTGGCTGACGCGCATGAGTTCCTGGGCCGTCTCCGGCTCACGCTTGAGCGCAAACATCGGCAGGTCGGGGCTTGGCTCGTCGTTGAACAGCGGCAGGCCGTCAACATCTTTCTGCGCCTTGCCCGGCTTGAGCGGCTTGTTGGCCTGGCGCTGCAAGCGCTCCTTTTCGCTGATCTTCTCGGCGCCTGGAATGACGCCCTGCTCGCGCGGGCCGTCGGGGGTCTGCACCACTTCGGTCTTGAACAGGTCGCTGTCACCCTTGCGCGCCGCCGCCATCGGCTCGCCCGCGCGCTCCGCACCGAAGCGCTTGCCGACTTCGCCGCTCTTGATGTCGCTAAAGATGCTCTCGACCGTCTTGAACCCGTTACCCCGCAGCGCATTGCCGAGCGCTTCGAGGAACGCCTTGATGCGCTTGAACAGGCGCACAAAGCGGCCGTCGACCTTCAACTTGCCGTCGGCCCATGCGGCATAGGCGTAGGCGATGCCTTCCTCATTCTTGGTTTCTTCCGAAACCTCTGGATAGAACCTGTCGATCTCGAATTGCTCCCGCCACTTGGCCTTCGACATGCGCTCAAGTAGGCCCCATTCGTTATCACGCGGGTTGGCAATATCGCCGCCGTCGGTGAACAGCCCGAGTTCGCGCAAGGCGTGCAGCGCCTCGTGGTGCAGGGTGCGGAATTGATGGTCGGCATCGAGCGCCAACGTGACGGTGCGCTTCCAATAGACGCCATCGGCGCTTGAGTGCCGGCCCTGCACCCATAGGTTAATTCGGTCGGCCAGTTTCAGCGCAATATCATGGAGCCCGAGCCGGTTGAGTTCGGCGCGCAATAGCGGTTGCACCGCGTTGGCGTGATCGAGGAACGCAGGCGTGAACGGCGTGCGCAGCTCGTAGTCGGGCACGCCCGGTGCTGCTTGCTTCTCTGCCGGCGCTTCATCGCGGCGCATGGCGAGCTTCGGCTCGTCGCCGGCCGCCGCTTTTGTAGGCTCGGCCTTCGCCGGAATCGCCACGCCCTTGGCTTTGACCGGAGCCTGGACCTGCACAGCCCCGGAATCAGAAGGCCCCGTTTCCGGGGCCTTGGCTGCTTCAGGAATATTTCGAGGAATATTTATTGTTGGTGCATTCTTTGGCAATTCTTTCCCGGAAGAATCCGGCTCTACCGCCGCTACAGCTTCGGCAGTGCCGGTGGCTTCGGTGGTGCTGGCGGCTTCGGTGCCGCGAACGCCTTCGGGGCGGCGGGTGGCTTCGGCAGTTTCGGTCCGCGTTTCGCCTCGGCCGAGTTGATCTTGACCAGATTCGACGCGTGCCGACGCGCCTCCATCCGACGCTTGATCGGCAGGTCCGGCTGATTGGACAGTCGCCGCAGGTCTTGCGCGACCCGCATCCGTTCCTGTGGCAGCATCTTTCTCTCCTCGCGCTTTGACAGTTTCCGCCAGATCGTCGCGATCCGCAATGGCGTCGCGCTCAAGAATGTCCACAAGCGCGTCGATTGGGTCAGCATCATTGACCAAACTGGCCTCGGCGGCGCGCCGCACCTGCTCGTCGCTGGCGTTGTAGCCATCGCGCTTGGCAACGGCGCGGACTTCGTCCTGGGCGCGTGCGAGCTGTTCGGCCTGCGCCTTGGCGTCCTTCATGTCCTGGCGGTTGGCGACCTCATCGCGATCGTTATCGGAATAGGCTTTCTGGCCGCGCAGTTCGCCATCGAGCAAGTTCAGCAGGTCGGTGGTGGTGGATTGAGCTACGCCGCCTGAGTTTCGCGCCTCGTCGTGCAGGTAGCCGGCTTCCACGGCCGCTTCGTGCAAATTGTCGAGGTACTTTCCGCCGGGCCGGATCAGCATCCCGTAACCGCGCATATATCTGTTGGGCGTGCCGAGGATCATGCGCACGTCGCCGATCAGAGGATCCCGTGGGTCGATGCCGCCGCGCTGCGCGATGAATTCGATGAGCGACAGCGGGCCTTTCTTGCCCTGGCGCTGTTTTGGCGTGTTGACTTTTATGTCAGCCGGCGGCGCCGACAGCCGCTTGGTGGTGTTCTTCTCGTCGCTCACCCAGGCCGGAAACTCAGCCGCCGGAATTGCGGTGATGCCGCCGATATTCTCCGGGCCTTTGGTGCTGGTGCCGAGATAGGCCTGTGTTGCGGCCTCCGGCGATGCGAAGCCCGCGAACGTCTTGATCTGGCGGAATTTGCCGGTCTTGGAATCGAGCTCGTCCAGCACGTAGGCCGGCAGGTTCGGGTCGCCGATGTGCGGCCCGAAATAGGCATCGACCGGCATTTTGTCGGCGCCAACGGTTTTTTTCCAATAGCCATAAGGCGCGGTGAATGTGGTCTGCGTCGGCTCGCCGGTCTTTTTGGTGCCGCGCCGGACACCACCTGCAGCAACCTCGATCGAGGCCTCAAGGCCGTTCCATTTGGCGTGCCCGAGCTGGCGGTTGTTGGCCTCGCCCTGCTTCGGGCTGTAGTTGGTAGTGGCCGCCGCCGCGGCCTTGGCCACATCGGATGACGTCTGGACGTCAACCGGCGCTGTGCGGGTGCCATCGCCGATGGAAGGTGGCGGGATCTCGGTTGTTGGCGCCGCGCCCGCAATAGCGCTTCCCGGCGTCACGGGCGCGGCCGTGGGCTGCGCCGTTTGCTCCGGGCCGACGGCGACGGCGGCCGGATCGTACATTGCCGCTGTACCCTCACGGATGACAGGCTGCGGGGGTGTTTCACGTGAAGCATCGTGGCCGAACGGTGGCGCGGGCTGCGCGGTTAGGCCGTTAATGGTGACGCTGGTCTGGCTACCGGCCGGCGCTACGGCTCCTATCCGGTCGGCGGCGGCCTGGGCGGCTTTCTCGGCGCGCGCCAGGTCGGCGCGCATCTCCTCGGCCGTGCGTGGGTCGTCCAGCATGGCCTGGAGGGTGTGCCGGCCGGCGGGATCCTGTGGTGGGGGCGCTTGCGGCGCCTGAATTTGCGCCGTGTAAGGCTGGCCCGCCGACGGGAGCATGGTTTCGGCTGGCATGGCGCCGGTGGGAATGCTCTCAATGGGGGCAGCCGGGGTCCCTGCTGCAGGCGCGGGCGCTTCCGCCGCTGCCGGCATGACCATATCGGCGGGAACGGCACCGGGAGGTGCGATGTCCTCGGGTTGCGCGATGGGCTGCCCCGCGACTTCGACTGGCTGCTGGCGCTGCACAGCCGCAAATCCGCCCGAGGTAACACCGCCGACGATGGCACCGATCGCGGCTGATCGCAGCACGTCCTCCATCAAGTCATGGTCGGGCTTATAGACGCCCTTGGCGATCATGTTCTGAATGAACTGCTGCAAGCCCTCCTGCCCGCCTTCGGCGAGTGATCCATAGATTGCCCGTGTGCCGACGCGCCGGATAAAGCCCAATGCCTTGCCGGTCGAGCCGAGCGCAGGCAACAGCGCGTCGATCATGTCGGTTGCGCCAGCGATGGAACCTAACTCTGCCGCTCGGCGCGCCTGTTCCTCGGTAGCGCCTTCCTTGATCGCCTTGTCGACGGCCTCGCCCATGCCGGCGCCGAGGAAGATCGTTGCGGCAAGACCGGGACCGGCACCCGGGATCATCGACACCCCGACGCCTGCTGTCATCGAGCCGAGGCCGCCCATAATGTCGCGCGTCCAGCTTTTCTCCCATCCGGGAGAAGCGCCAAGCGCCTCCTTGCCGAAATCCTCGACGGCACGCCCGGCGCGATAAAGTGGTTGTTCCGCAATCGGGAGATCGGCGCGCCCCTGAAGCGCAGCCCGCCGTTGCGCGATCACATCGTCGGAAGGATGCTGCACGCCGCGGCGAACGCGGTAAGCCGCGCGCGCCTCCGGGCTGTCGTCAGCCAGCGGCGCGTTGATGTTGTCGAGTGCTGAGATCGAGCGCTCTGCAATGGCTGGTGCTGCGGCGCCGTAGCCTTTGAGCGCCCCGGCAAACAGGTTCTTGCCCTGCTCCGCAAACGCGGTCACACCCTCGCGCGTGTAATCTGTCAAGCTGCTGTCGTCGGGCTGCGCCGCGATCGACGAAGCGGGCACCAGATCATCAAACGAAAGCGGCGCCGCTCCCAAACCGGAAGCGGCGGGATTTGCGCCCGAACTGTCCGGGATCAGGTCATCGAATGAGAGCGCGGCCATTAGATATCCTCAAGGCCGCGCGGAGCGATATCGTTCGGATAAATGGTGTTGCGATCGAGCGGGAGTTCGCGCGGCTGTACCAGCGCGTGATCGCCTGGGGGCGGGAGATTGGTGTTGAAGCTGCCGGGCGGCGGCTGTGCCTGCTCACCTTGATTAATGTCGCCAGTCCGGCCGAACGCACTCATCTGCTGCAAGCGCGTGGTCGGCTGCGCCGGCTGCGGAACGTATAGTTTTTCCTGATCCTTGTGGAGTTGCTGCGCAAAGGCGTTAGCGGCATCAGGTGAGGCAAATTGCCCGAGGTGCCGTCCTGTCTTGAGATAGAGATCAATGGCCTCCTGATCCGACAATATGCGCCCGTCATTGCTGACTGTCGGGAGCAGCGTTTCGACGCCATCAAAATTGAATGATTTGGAATAAACGGTACTTATCGAGCCATCGGAATTGCGCACGACTGGGCGCGCGTTGAGGTCAATATTTCCCGGAACAAGATCATTAAATGAGAGGCCAGCCATTAAAGCCCGCTCGGGTCAATGCCATTGTCGCGCAACCGTTGAATGACAGCATCGCGTGGCGCGCCTCTTTGGATGGCATCGCGTGCGCGTGCGATCGGATCGATGGCAGGCGGCGGCAACGCGGATTGTGGAGCTGCTGGACGCGCCAATGGCGGCTGCGCCGGTGCCGGCTGGTTAGCCTGCCGCATCCGTTGCAGGTTCTCGTCGGCGCGCCGATTGATCGCGGCATTACGCTCATTCTCGCTCTTGTAATGGAGTAGCGCATTGCCGTTGATTTCTTGGATGGCCTGAGCGCGCGCCGAGCGCACCAACTCTGCGCCTGACAGTTGACGACGGCCGGCGGCAAAATCGAGTGCGCCTTGCTCGTCGTTGGGATGCACGGCAAGCCAATCGCGGCGCTTTTGCTGGTACACCGAATTGCCACCGGCGCCGCCCGCGCGTGACGACACGGATGCGTTGGGTTCGAAATTTCGATTGCCGGTGACGCGGTCGTGTTTCCAGACGCCGGTAATCCCATCCTGCGAGCCGGGCAGCATTTCAAATCTGTTGGTGCCGCTGGCGGATTGGTCCTGCGGCTGCGGCGCCTCTGGCACGCTGTAGAGCGCGGTCGGATCGTTTGCAGGCTGACCTTGCGCCTTGCGCTCGGCCATGTCCTTGAGAAAGCCCTGCATGAACTGCGCCTGATTTTGCGGGCGGTTCGGATAGGCGGCTTTGGCGTGATCCCATGCCTTGATCACGGCATCGCGCACTTCGGCGTTCTGCAACACTTCCGGCGGGATGGCCTCGCCGGTGCGCGCCGCGTAAGCCTCGGCGCCGGCAATGTCGCCGACTTTGAGCAAGGCAAGCGTTTTGTCGAAGCTCTGCATCTGCGCGGTCTCGGCATTGGCCGCCTGGACACGCGTTTGCGAGTTCGATTGCGACAGGCGATCGGGAACGGTGCCAACCGCAACATCGGCGTTGGCCGTGCCGGTGCGTGAAGCGTCGTAAGCACCCTGCACTTTATAAGGCGCGGTCTGCTCGGCGACATTGGCCTCGGTGGTGTGCAGCCGCGTGCCGGCGGCGGCGTCCGCGATCCTCGATCCTTGCGTGCCGACTTTCACATTCGCGTCGGCGGTCCCGCCGCGCATGGTGTCATAGGCGCCTTGCACCTTGTAGGGCGCGGTTTGCGTTGCGACTTGCGCGCCGGCCACGGCCGTATCGGCATTGGCGTTGATCGTGCGCAGCCGCGACGGCGCGCTCGCCATGTTCTCGACGTTTGTCCGCGTTGCGGCTTCCAGCCTTTGATCGGCTTCGAGCTGCGCTTGTGCGATCTGCCGGCCACGTTCGAACGCGTCCATCGCCGGATTGGTGGTGATGAAGGAAAGATCGCGGGCGCCCGACGACGTGAGGGTTGTATTTGCCATGGCGGCTTACCCGTTTATCCCGAGTGCTTTTTCAAGCTTGCTCACGCGGTCGGCATAGCGGCTTTCGCGCTGCTGCGAGGCAATGAGCGAGCCGATATCGCCGATCGCTTTGCCGGTGATCTGTCCGCTGGCAAGGCCGGCTTGCGCGTCATAGAGCCCGCCCTTGGCGGTGGCATCGCCGACTGCCTTACCGGCACCGATAGCAGCGGCATCGGAAGTATTCTGACTGCCGGCGAGTTCACCCGCCGCCGTCATGGCGCGCTGCCGGTTGTTTTCCAACGCCTGATTGACGAAGTCGCTTTCGTTCCGGCGCAGCAATTCCACTCCGGTGCGGCCGGAGCCGGCGAAGTTCGAGGAATGGATGGTGTTCGCCGTGGAGCGGCGCGAATCCTCAAGCTGCTGCCTTTGCAGCGGCGTGAGTTCGCCCGGCTCTGCCACGACCCGACGCAGATAGGAAACGCCCGGCGCCGCGCGCGTCGCCGCGGCCTCGCTCACGTCCTTCATGGCGCCGGCTGTGATTTGCGCGCCTTGCAACGTCGCCTCGCTGGCGCGTTCGGCCGCGGCGGTGTTCGCCTGCGACGATATATAGGAGCCGCCGAGAATGGCGAGAAATGGGAGCAGTGTTCCCCACATATTGAATTACCTTGTGGTCTATACTGTTAGTAACGCGCGAGCCTGGTTCCCGGCCGCATGTCGCCGGCAGGGCGCAGCGGCGTGGCGCCGTCGGGCGGCTCGGGCGCTTCCTGCTGCTCGTCGTATTGATCGGGGCCCTGCGCCATTTGTTGCTCGTCGGGCTGCTGATCCTGCACGATCATGTCGAGCATGAAGCCAAGCTCGGGCAGGACTTTCTTGAGCACTTGTACCGCTGCCGGCGAAATCCCGCTCTTGATCGCCTCACCATCTTGCGGGGTGAGCTTGTCGACGCGCTGCAACAGCGTCATCTGCATTTGATTGTTCGGGTCGATGTGCTGCGCGAACTCGGGCGGTACCTGCATCACGCCGCCCGGAGGGGCGCCGCCGTCAGCTGGCATTGGCATAGCGCCCGATGTGGCGGGCGGCGCGGAATTCGGCGGCATCATCGGCATTGGCATCGGAGGCATGGTTGTCAGCCTTTCGGTTCGTGAAAATCCTCGCCCACCAGCGTGTCGTGCGACAGCGCAGGATCGAGCAACAGAAAATGATTGTGGTGCGGTGTCGTGCGCGTGAAGCCGACATGCTTGGTGAAGATACGATCGACGCCGTTGTTGGCGGTGCTCGCCCAGATAAATTTACAGCCGGCGAGTTTGGCAATATCAACCGCGCCCTGAATGGCGAGGACCATCGACGCATAAGCCACCTTGGGTGACAGGCCTGGCGCGGTGATCGGAAACGCCAGATAGGCGGCCTTAGCATTGGTCAGCCAGATCGAGCAGAGCGCAATCGGCTCTCCATCACGCGTAACAACCGCGCCAGTCGGCGGCAGCACGTCTGCCGGCAGGCACTCATCGCCGCGCGCCTTCCACCACGCTGCGATCAGCGCGTAGTGCTTGGCGGTATCGTAAGGCTCAAGCCGCAAGCCGTGGCGCTCCAACGATGGCGAGCCGTTGATTAAGTTCGACGTTCGCGTTGAGCTTGGCCAGTCTTTCGCTGGCGCTCATGTCGGCGTCGTTGGTCTCGGCGAAGTCGGCACAGACGTAATGCTCGCACACCAGCAAATGCGCCTCGGTCACAAGCGGGTAGACCATGACCGGTTCGGCGGTGAAAACGGGCGTGGCCTTCGCCGATTTCTCCACGCGCAGCCAGCGGCCATCTTCGAACACGGCATGGCGGCCGTTCACACGGGTGCCGAGATAATCGAACATATCGGTGGCGAGCACTTCGCCGCGTCCAACGATGCGCCCGCCAAGGGCGACTTGATCGCCGATCTGGAGCGTCTCGATCGCCTTCAATGTGCCGTCCGTCATGCGGATCAGAGTGCCGGCGGCGTGGCAGAACATTCCGCCGATGAAGGAGCCGACAAAGCCGCCGATGCCGGGCAAAATCATGCTGCCGATCGCAAAACCGACGGCCGACCCGATGGCGGCAGGGGCATATTCCTTGATCTGCTGGCCGCTGAGTGCGCCGAAGGCTGCGGTGCCAAGACCGGCACCGACGGCGCCGCCAATCACGCTTGAACCAGCGAGCTCGCCGAACGATGACATGCCGGCCTCTGCGACAGGAGCGCTAACGGGTGGGCCGCCAGCAAAAGAACCGATTGCCGGAGCCGCCCCTTCGCCTAGTCCAACGGCGGCCGGTCCAGAACTACCAAATCCGAACGCTTCGCCGATGTGCGAGGCGGTGCCGCTTATGGCTTCACCCACGCCAGCCCCGCCACCGATCTGCGATCCGATCTGCGCCCCGAGATATGGCGCGGCCACACTGCCGGCCATCGCTGCAAGTCCTGGCGGTTTCGGCGCACTCACCGCGTCTATGCTGCCAAGCTTCGTTTTCGGTATCGCCGGCTCCGGCGTTGCATAGCTGCTCTTGGTTGGAAGGACGAGATTACCGCTCGCCGGGTCGACATCGCCGCCGGCGAACTGCGGCGCGCGGCGCTCGGTATAACGCGTCGGATTGATTGATCCGGCGTCTTGGGTCGCGGCTTGCTGTGCCATGGGGTTCTCGCGGTTAATCGGGGATTGGAATGCCGGCCGCTATCAGCGCTTGAATGGCGCGGTTGGCGGTGTCTTGGCTCTTTGCGATGCTGCTGTTGACCGGGTCGTGCAGGTTGTTTTGATCGAACGTGCCGGGGTTGGCCTGATACGCCGGATCGAGCAGGCCACTTTCCACCACCGTCGAATTGAAAAAGTCGGACGCCCATTTATTAATCGCGAGCACATCGGTCGCGGGATCGCCAGTCAGGCGAGGCGGCGGAGGGACGACAGCATTGGCAGCCATGTCAGTGTCCTATATCTTCGGTGAGAACTTCCGCGCTGATCAGATCGATGCGGCAATTGTCCGCGCTGCTGATCTCGAACATAAAACTCGATCCGGTGCCGAAGTGCCCGAAGGTCTTGAACGGCACACGATCGCCGGCTTTGCCAAGGCCGCGGGTGATCCAGGAGCCGAACGCCCTGCCATCGCGGCTACAGCGCACGCGGATGGTCGGTTCGGTCGATGAGGTGCCGATGCCGCGCTTGAGCCGCAGCCGCAGGTTTTTTACCTGTGTTTGGTGCTGCTCGGCGATGTGCGAGGTGCGTACCAGCCAGCGCTGCAAGCCGCCGCCATGCGCGTACACGTCCTCCGACAACTCATAGATTTTGCCTTCGCCGCCGACGAACACCTTGTTCCACAGCGTCCAGTGCGACCAGCCCGGATAGCGCGCCGGCACGCCGTTGGCATTGTCCCATCCGTACAAGTTCGAAAAGCGCTTGTTGCGGTAGTCGAACAAGAGGGTAATGCCCTTGGTGCCATAGGCATTGGTGGCTTGCGGCGCTTGCAGCACCATGAACTTCTGCCCGACGACATGCAGCGGACGGTCGGGATATCCACCAAGCCAGGCGTCGGTCCAGTCGTCGATCGATTCGAGCAGCCGGCCTATGTCGGAAGATGCCGCGTTCGAAAGCTGCCCCGAGAAGCGCACCAATTCCGTGAGATTGTTGATCGTCCACAACGCGTTGTCGGCGAACAAAATCACGTAAGCAAACTTTACGCCGTCGCCGACCGCCCACCGGCGGAAGAACGGCACGGTGCCGGTTGGTAATCGCTCAAATTGCTCGATCGAGTCCTCGCCGCCGAGTAGCAGCTCGCGAAACGGCGTCACGATCATCGAGTTAATGTTGTCGGGATTGCCGTCAGCGGCGAACGTATCGAGTGGGTCCCAGGTTTCCGGCTCGCCCGGTGGCGTATGGTAGAAGCGACCCGAGTTGAGTTCGGTCGCGATGGTAAAGCCGTCGATCCAGCCTACATGCGTGGAGAGTGGGGCAGCGCTGCTGAGTAGTTCGGTCTTGTCGTTGCGCAACCTGGTAATGGGGCCGCCAGAGGCCATCAACAGATCGCGGTCGGTTTTAGCGAAGATCGTGCGGCGCCCGCCCGAATTCGGCACGCCGGTGACGTTGGTGGCGGTAAAACTGCGATCAATGCGGAATACTTGGCCCTTGGCGTTAGCCGCGACCATGTCGCCATCAAGATCGTTGAGATAGACCCGCGCGGGATCTCCAAGATCGACCCGCTCGATCAGCCCCGGAAAACGGGTGTGACCGCCTTTCTCGTTGATGAAGCCGTTCTCGATCGCAGTCTGCGCACCGATGATTGCGTCCTGATCGAGATTGGCGAACAGCGCCTTGTCGATGGGGAGAGGAACCCACTGCTCGGCCATTAGGAACTCACGACATCCACGTCCGGGGTCCATTCGATTGTGGTCGAGGCGGCCCCCGTGACCCGTAATTCAATCTCGGGACCATTTGCCACAAACGTGGCATCCCATCCGGCGACAGTTTCCTGCGCCGCGCGAATAGCGGCGACCGAACCGACCAATGCGGCGTTGGTAAAAGAAAGCGCGCCATTCGCCATCGCCGAGCCACCGCCGCTATCGGTGATGATCTCGTTGTCGACAAAGACGCCGACCACATCCTGCAAGGTCAGCGCGCCGGTAGTGCCGGCGTCGGTATCCGCGGTGATGCGGGCAGTGGCGCCGGAGGTGGCGCCGGTAAGCACATTGCCAAGCGTGAAGTTCGCGGTCTGTGTATCGTAATTGAGCGTGGCACCCGGCCGCCCGGCGGAAACGCCAAGATGATAGAAGGCAGTGCCGATGCCGTTGCGCTGCCGGCCGACGACCTTGCCCTCCAGATAAACCTGTTGTCCCGGCGCCAGCGCGATCGCCCATGCCTTGGTGGCGACCGCGCCCGTCGTAATACCGGAGGACGATCCCCGATCTCCGGTTTTGTGGCGGGTCCAGGCGGTCGCCGTGCCGACGAGCGAGACCCCGGAAATCTCCCGGCAATCCTCGACCAGCACGTTATGGCTTGGCGTCGTCAGCGTGACCGCAAGGTCTTTCAGATCGACGCGGCGCAACGCCACCTGTTCGAGCGTCCCGGAAAGCGACATAGTGCCGCCGTCGATCGAGCCGCCTTTGATCTCAAGGCCGATGACGGTGTTGTCGGGGGTTGCTGGGGTGGTGTCGGCCACGACGAGATTGTTGGTATTGCCAGCCCACCGGCAATCTTCGAAGGTGGTGGCGCGCGCGCCGGTGACCCTGACGGCATCGCCGGTATTGCTGTCTAAAAAGACGCCGCGCAGAAGATTATGCTCGCAGGCGGCGTCGACGTTCTTGAGATCGATGCCGACGGTCGAGCAAAGCTCGATCTTGCCGCCGGTCCATTGATTGAATTGCAAAGCAGCGCCAAGCGCGCTCGCGAGATCGCCATGCCCTTTATAGCCATTGACGCAGTTCGAGATGTAAAGCTCGCGCCAGTTTGAGAGCGAGCCGCCCTTGCGGTTGAGGCCGGTCTCAAATCGCTTGATTTCTACGTCGTCGAAAACAACCTGATCCTTGTTCGCTGCGTAGACGCCGACGGAAAGCCCGATCAGGGTGACGCCATCGAGGGTGAGGCGTGACAAACCGGCCCGTGCGCCGCCGATTATGGTGACGTTGCCGGCGAAGGCCGATTGCAGGGTGGTGGCGGCACGTCCCGCGCCCCGCACGACGACACCCTGCGGGATCGTGTAACTCGTGATCTGAAATGTGCCCGCCGGCAATTCGACGAAGGCTCCACCTCGTGTGCCGCCGACGCCAAGGGCACTCGTGAGCGTAGCGTTATTGGTCGAGGCGGAAGCCCCGACCTCGCCGACGGCTTTGAATTCGCCGTAGTCCTGCACATCGATACGGCGGGCGAGATGATCATTGAGCGCGATATCTTGCGATCCGCCCTCGACCTTGACTGTCGCCAGTGAGGCATCCTGATCATCCAGCGTGGTGAGCGGCGGGCGCGTGATGCCGGTCTCGTCTATCGAATTAATCTGAAGCTGATAAGGCTCGCCGACATAGATTGGCTGCTGGAACTTGCCGTAGGAAATTCCAGTGTCGGTTTTTTCCTCAAGCGTCACCGGATTGGCGACCGGAACGGTCAGAGCCTCATCGCTGTAGATGTCGGCTTCCACGCTGGTGCCGGCGCGCAAGACCGTCACTATGGCGAACCCATAACCAGGGCGCCATGTGTCAAACTCATGGATGCGAATGGAGGGCATGGGTCATCTCAAACTGTCGAAATGAAAAAGCCGCCCCAAGCGGACGGCTTTCTCGAATAACTCGGTGTTGATCGCTGCTTACGCGGCGGCTGATTTTGCCTTCGCCGCCGGCTGCGCTTGTTCATCTTTTTCTTCGGCTGCGACGTTTAATGCCGGCAGCTTGAGCGCGGGCATCAGGCCAGCGAGATGTTGCGCCAAGCCGGGATTGTCATCGATCTTGAGATTCTCCAGCGGCAAAGTGAGCATACGGACATATTTAAACCCGTCGAGCAGCTTTACGCTCTCCTCCTGGAATTCGAGCATGGCCTTGGTGCCATTATCGATGTGCCCGGTCCCGCCTGATTTTTCGCGCATCAGCGCGGTCATGGCGCCGTTGTACGTATGCAATAGCTCGGTCAACCGGCCTTGTAGGGTCATCGCCCATTGGTAGATGTCGGCCGACAGCTTGAATGGAACGACGGCGATCTCGTCCTGGCTGTTACGCCGGATCACCTGCGGATTGCCGCCCTTGAACAACCCTTCAAGGGACCCGTTCAAGGCCTGAATCTCGCGGATTGAGAGCTTCATTTATTCCTCCGACGTCGGGATGCAGCGATGTTTGCGACGAAATGGTTGATAAACAGTGACCATGCTCGACTCCGGGTTGCGGACTGGATAGGCTTCCGGCCATGCCGCAGAATAGCTCCAGCGTGATTTCAGACTGCCAACTCAACGTCTACAATTTCAAGACGCTGCAAGGGCAACCGCCGATGAGATATGAAGCTCTACGCTTCGATCCGAACAACACCTGCAATTTGCACTGCGTTTATTGCCACAATCACCGATCGAATAAGATCATCGACACCGATGCGCTGCGGCAATTCCTCGTAACCAAAATACTCGGAGTTTCATTTTTTCAGGTTGGCTGCATCATGGAGCCAACGCTCGATCATCGGCTCGCCGACATTATCGAGATGATCGGCGTCTCACCCGCGCGCCCAGCCGGGACGTTTTTGTTGCAGACCAACGGCCTGCTGCTACATAAGCACGATCAGGCCAAGATGGTGGCAGCGGGTCTTACGAATCTTGCGGTGTCTCTCGACGCGGCCGATCCGCAAATGCAACGCGAACTGCGCGGCGGCATGAGTCTTAAAAAGGTCGTGCGCAACGTCGAAGATTTCAAGCGAGCGGTGCCTACCGTTTTTGTCGAATTTATCAGCGTCGTGACTAGCGCCAACATCGGCCAAATGGAAAGTCTAGTCGACCTGGCCCTCGGCCTGGGTGTTGAGCGCGTGGTGTTTCGTGAGGTTCTTTATTACCCAAGCAACAACATTGTCGACCATTCAAAAATGCCAAATTTAATCCTGCGTCCCGGTGAGTTTGCCGCGATGACCGAGCACATCGGCAGCAGGTTTGAGGATCGTATCAAATTGCTTTTCGCACCGAACAACGATCTCAATGCTTCCGCGCTTCGCATCGCGGAAAATTCACAGCGCGCAGGGAGTTCTCTAGAACCTCTCTTTCATAGGAAGCCTAAAAGCCGGGAACATATCGAATCGTTCCCGCGGCGTTTTTAATCGGAAACCACTCCTGCACCGTGGTGTTTGATCCAACCGGCCCGACAGACGACAACGCCGTCGCGACGGAACCGTTTGCAATTGTGGGATGCCAAAGATTTGTCCCGAGCGCGATAGCTTTCGCCACGGCAAGCCCGCCCGCAAACCTAGCCGCGGCGACGGTTGAACTGCTGGCGTCCAATGTATTGGCGAACGTCAGGTAACCCGCCCCGACTGCCCCCGGCGTAAAGGTTGCCATTACGACGCCGTTCACGGCATCATAAATTAAAAGCGATTGAGTGGTGTGTTTGATAACCTGCCAGATGGGAACCGCGTTATCATATAGGTTAAAACCGGATTGCTGCGAAGCGGCCGAATTGTCGATGATAATAAAACTACCAGCGCCGCCCGTTGTTTTGAATGTCGCGGCAACAGTTCCGGCTGGGCTAAACGTTTTTAGACCGGTGTGGGTTTCAGCGACAGCAAGACCGGAGAGCGTTGTCGTCGTTGCCGGCAGCGACAGCGTGGCCGATCCAGCGCCGCCGACATATTGCAAAGTGCCAATGCCGGCACCGGCGGCGGTCGCAAATGCAAGTGTGCCAAGCGTCGTGCTGGCGACGCCAAGCGTCGGCGTGCTGGTCGAACTTAAGACACCCGCCGCGCTCGATTGCAGCAGCCCAAAGCCATACTGATTGAACTTGATGCCGGTGGTGCCGGTTGCAAACTGCGCGAAGACCACGCCGCCACCGATGTTCCCTATTCTTGTCTCGGTGTTGTTTATGTAGTTTCTTGCGTCGGGCGTGACGCCGCCGCCGCCGGCGGAAAACGCTAAATTGCCGGCGCTGTCGTACAGGTTGTTATAGGTGGTGGCCGTGCCGGTCGTCACCGCAAAATTTCGGCCGCCGAGAGTTAGCGCGGTTCCGTCCGCGTTGACCGTGAACCCGGTGCCCTTGAATTGATAATTGGTGACGGTGGCGCCCGTGGTGTCGATGCAGCTATCGGTGATCGTGCCGCCGAACTTGACGCCGATACCGATGCGCGAGGCATTTTCACCCCACGGCCCGCGCGCGGCAATGCCGCCGATGGTGATGCCGGCATTGAAACCATTGGCCGGGCTGCCGGCATTGCTGTCGCCGACAATCGTGAGGGCGCTGTCGAACGGATAGGTGTTTGCGGCTACGTGCGTGGCGTCATTGCCGCCACCTAAACCCTTGCCGGTTGAAATAACCAACGCCGATGACAGCGCGGTCCCGGGACTGCCGTTATAGTAGTTGTTGACGAAGATCGAAGGCCCGATCATTAAGTCCGGCTGGACGCCGATGGGGCCGTGCAAGTTACGATCGGAGAGCCAGAGGCGTCCGGTCGGTCCCGCGGTTTGCGTAAAGCCGGTGCCAATTTGGCAATTCAAATTAAAAATAACAGGGGTGTGTTCGTTTAACGCATTGCCGTTGCCGAACACATTATAGGACGCCGAGAACGCCGCCGCCGTTCCCAGCGCCGCCACGCCGCCATAGCCATAATTTATGGCGCTGAGTACGCCGGCGCTGACGAATGTCGTTGGCCCCAGGCCGGTGCCGGCGGTCGCCGTGTGAGTATGTGAAAATTTCCATGGGAAAAGAAAACCGGCCGTCCAATCGAGGCCATCGCCCGTCGTTTGGGCGAAGCTCAACCCTTCCGTCATGCCGGAAGTGGTACTGGAAAGCGTGCCGGTGAGCGTGAGCCCGGCGAAACTCGGCGTATCCGCCGTCGTCAGTCCTGAAATATCAGCCTGTGCGATCTGCGCCCAGGCCGGCGCCGCCGAGGCCGCGCCGCTGCCGGTCTGGCTGAGATATTTTTTCGTCGTTGTGATGTTGCCGGCCAGCCGCGCCCAGGTCGGCGTGATGGCGCTGGCATAAATGATGTCGCCGATGGCGGCGGTGGAAAGTCCGGTGCCGCCATTCACGCCGGCCAAAACACCCGATATGTCCGCCGTTAGTGAAACCGCCGCCGAGCTGAGCACGCCGGCCGCGCTCGAATGCAGTAGGCCCAGGCCATATTGATTGAACTTGATGCCGGTGGCGCCTGCGGCCGTGGTCAAGAACGGCGTGGTGATCGAACCGTCGTCGCCGATCGTGACGCCAGCAATTCCCTTCAGCAAGTATCCGGAGGTGTCGGCGAAGATTGCTATGCCGTTCTGAGGAACGCCGCCGACGACCGTATTCACCGATCCCGTGTCAGGCGACAGCCCGATGACGCCGGTGGTGTGACTGCCGACCGTGGCACCCACCACCGAAGCAATGACCGGCTCCTCGATATAGACCGGAGCGACGAACTTACCTTCGCTGTCCAAGGTCTGCGGGTTTGCCATCGTCGTCGCGCCGGTCGGCGCCGCGTACAGCGTGGCAAGCGTGGTCGTCGCAACACCGCCAGAGACTGTGAAAAAGCTCACCTGTGCCCCGATGTAGAGCGGGTTGGCGAGCTGAAAATCTGGAATGGTGCCGCGGAATATTGCCATTGATTACATACCGTGCGCTTGGCAGACGGGAATTTCGTCGTCGTGCTCGCGGTTTTCGAAGGCCAATAACAAAGCAAGCGAGGCTTTCGCCTTGCTCTCAAAATTGTTGATGCTGGCCTGCGGCAGCTTGTGGATCGGGCCGGAGCCCAAGTCGGATGCGAGCTGGAAGATCAACCAGCGCTGCCACGCCTGACTGAATTTCGTCAGGATCGAGGCCGATGGCTGCATCCCGGTCACGCCGCCGGGCGAGACGTTGGGGGCATAAGTCTGCACCACCAGCTTGAGCGTCCACGCGGTCGGATCGTCGCTCGCTGGCGTAGGATAGATGCGCAGTATCGGCGTGGCCGACAGGCGATCGATGTGGATCATCACCGGCGCGCCGGTGTCGTTCTCCTTGTAGACATTTTCGAACTTGTCGCGCGTGACTATCTCGATCGGCGTGCGATTTTCAGCGGCATCTTCGAGCCACGCCTTGACCGGAAACTGCACATGATCGAGCGGCAGATCGGCGCCGAGCGCGGTGTTGAGATTGTATTGCGTGGTGCCGTTGGTCAGCGGAATCGGCAGCGTGGCCGGAATGAGCGAGAACAGCCTTCCCACGCCGGCACGCTCGGCCATGATGATGTCGAGCCAGTTTATTGCACGGCGCAGTGCCTCGGGATCGGCCGCACTGTCGGTAACAGGGAACGCCCCGATTGCGCCGAGCGCTTCCTCGCAGATTTCCTTGGCCGTGCGCAGGCGCGACATCGGGCTTAGGCAGCTTCTTCGGCTTCCGCCTCGGGCACAAATTCATCGTCGCCGAGTTCGGATTGCGTTGAAACCTTCGCCTTGTTGCGCGCGATGGTCGTTGCCACGATGAAGTCGATCATGGCGCCGCGTTCGCCTTTGGCGGCGAACTGCTCGCCGCCCGGCATTTCGAGCGCGCGCTGCAGCAGCGCTTCGGTCGACAATTCGTCGACGCGGGCGATGGTCTCGTTATCGGAGAGCTTGATGGATTCGCCGGCGCCCAACTCATCTGGCTGCTTGGGGCGGAGCTGCCAGGGGATCAGGCTGCCCTTGTCGTCGACCAGCTTGAAGCCTTTGGCCAGGAACTTGATGGCGATGGCGGTCGGCAACGGCAGACCTTTGCCCGGCTCGAACGTGAACGGCTTGACCGAATCGTTGACCCGCATTTCGTGCACCCGCGGCCCGTCCTTGGCGGTCGGATCGAGCACCAGCATGGCGCTGTCGGCGGCGTTTGTGGCTGTGGCGGCAATGATGTCGCTGAGTTTCGTCATCGGCGGTGTTTCTCCGGTTGGATGCAATGACGGCCGGGGCTGCAAACCCCGGCCGTTGGATTTCGTGGAAGTGCTGACGATCCGGTTAGACGAGGACGACCGGCAGTAGGATGTAGCCCTTCGCCGTATCGGAGCCCGCCGTCAGCGTGTAGCTGATCGACTTCGAAGCATTGGCGTCCGACATGTACGGCGCGTTCGAGGAATGGAGCGCGCCGTTGGTGCCGGCCAACAGGCCGAGATTGTCGAGCACCGCCGCAGCATTAAGCCCATTCGGATCGGCGCCGGTTTCCCCAGTGAGGGTGCCGACGTCGATCGTTTCGGTGGCGTCGATCGCCGTGACCTGGATGCCAGCGCCGTGCAGGCGATCCAGCACGGCCGCGTAGGCCGGCAGATCAAATCCCGTGTCCTTCTCGGTCGCCGCAACACTGTCGGCGATCGAGAACGGGATTTTGTAGAAATGCAGCTTGTTGGCGGTGTCGATCAGGATTTCGTTCGGCCCGCCGGCGGACACGCCGGCCTCGACCGCGAATTGCCCACCGGGCGCCTGGATGTAGAGATCGACCGAGGCCACGCTGTCGAGCGTGAAGAAGTTGAGGAAGCCGCGGGTCGGGGTGATCGGATTGGCGAGCGCCGCACCGTCTTTGTCGTACAGGGTCGCCTTGTCGGGGGAGCCCGCCGTCGCGACATGGCACGCACCGCCAGCCGTGATGATGGTCTTGCCCGTCGCCGCATCCTTCAACTGGATGCGATACTCGCGATAAGCAGTCATGAGAGTGCTCTTTCGTTTGAACGCGTGAAGGGGTGAAGGCCCACCCCGTCTGTAGAGGCGGGCCTCTGTGTGTTCGGTGGTGGCTGGCGGTTAGGCCGCGGCTGCGGTCTTGATCGCGATGGTGCCGAAGTCCTGCCGGGTGTTGCTGTCGAAGATCGACTTGAACTGCGGCTTGAGCATCCCGATCTTGCGGCCGGCGCCGACCGACGGGCGATTGCCGTAGTCGTTGAGCGTCGATTCCCGCCAGAACATATTGCCGATCATGGCAATGCCGCCGGCTTGCGCGCCGAGCAACATCGCCTGCGCGCCATCGACCGTCGAACCCGCGCCCCACTTGGAGCCAGACGACAGGCCGAAGGTGTTGAACACCTTCTGATGGCTGTGGATGACCACGCCATCGATGGACGCAATCGCGCCGGTAAACAGCGGGTTCTTGTCGCCCACCTTCTCGGCCGACCGCAGGATGGTCTGGTAGGTCGGATCGAGCACGAGATCGCGGCGCTGTTCGGACGAGATCAGCACGGCAAAATAGTTCTTGCCGCCCGACTTGATCGGACGCAGGCGCTTGCGCTCGGCCAAGGTGCGCGCGCGAACGATGGTCGCCCACGACATCTTGTCCGAAGTGGTCAGCGTGGCCTCGCTGGTCGCCGAACCCGCGTACAGAATGCGGCTCGATGACGGTGCCACGACATCGGCGGCAAAGCGCAGCGAGGGGAGTTGCGAGCCGACACGGGTGGAGCCGTCGGTCTTGAGCGTGTAGGCCCTGCCCGAGAGCGTCAGAAACATCAGCTCGTCGAGCTTGTCGGGCAGCCAGAACGACAGCTTGTCCTTGGACTGCTCGCGGAAGCGGACAACGGTGGCCTGCTCGGCCATCTCGCCCTTCGACTTGAAGCCGTGACGGATTTGGTCGATGCGGATGGTCTGCGCGTCGTTGACCAGCGCTTCTTCCTGGCCGTCGAGTTCGTTGTCGCCGACCACGCCGTCGCCCTGCGCGTCTTGCACGAGCTGCATGACGCATTCGAGGCCGCGTTCGGTCTCGGTCAGTTCGGTGACGCGCTGGATCACCGAGTTCATGTCCCTGCCGGACGAACCGATGAAGCCATTGGCGAAGAAGAACGACTGGTCGCGACCAGCCGCCCATAGCGTTGCCGCCCACACCCGCTTCTGCGCGACGGTGAGGGAGCCAAAGTCAGTGGTAGCCATGGTTTTTATCCCGATGCGGTTATGCCGAGGAATTTGTTGCGGACAGTTGCCGGCAGCGCCGCGATCTCGTCGTCGGATAGACTTTCGACGCGCGAATCGGTGGGTGCAGCGGGATCCTCGTTCGATCCCCTCATTGCGGAGAGGTTCGGCGGGGCGCCCTGTTGGAGAGTCAACTTGGCGGCTCGGGCTTGCGCCTCCGCGCTAAGTGGCTTTTGTTGCTGCTGTTGCTGCTGGCCTTGCGACGGTGGTTGACCATTGGGGAGCGCGATGCCTGCGGCGGTGGCGCGGGCGCCGACGAGCGACGGCCCGAATTGATCGGCGAGCACCGCGATTTCCTTGCGGAATTCGTAGGTGCCGATCGAGCCGTTCTTCGGATCAATGCCGCGCGCGGCGAGATTTTCCATCGCCTTGCCCGACAGATAAGCCCAGTCCGCGTCGGTGCCGACCTGGTCGAACACCCCCGTCCAAGGGTGCATCGTTTCAAGGTCGACCGTGAGCCGATCGAGATAGAGCTTATCGCCGCCTTCGTTCGCCTTCGGCGGGTCGGCGGGCTTCACCTTCGCGACCAGAATTTCCTCGCGGATAGCCTGTTCTTGATCGGTGAGCGCGCGTTCCTGCTTTTTCATGTCCGCGTAGGTGATATTGCCGTCGTCGAATTTGGCGGCGAGTTCATCTTGCGCGGCGTGAATGGTGGCAAGCTTGTCCTCCGGCTTTGGCGGTGCGTTCTGCGTAGGCTGCTGCTGGCCTGGTTGGGCCTGCGGCTGACCGCGCGCTTCGGCAACGCCGCGCCAGTAGGCGGCATGCTGCTCGGCCTTGCTTTTCCCTTCGAGCGCTTCGTCAAGCCGCGGCTTCGGGATCATCGGCACGGCGGGGCGTTGCCCTGCCGGCTTTGGTTCCGGTTGCGCTACGACTGGCTTCAGCGGATCGTCGGGTTTCCCTTCGACCAGTTCGGTCCCTGCGGGCGCGATCTTGGCGGCTTCCTCGACTTTAACCGCTTTGATCGCTTCGCTGAGTTCGATCAGGTCTGGATCGGCCTGCATCCTGGCGGCGGCTTCGGCCACTGCATCCGGAACTGCCGGTGGGGCATTGGGATCGGCTGCGGCTGGTGCTGTCTCCGCTACAGGCGGAATCGGCTGATCGGTAGGGATAGGCTGAGCGGGATCGTTCCCTGTGGTCATGGGTGGTGCATCCTCTATCGCGTGATGTTTTGCGGAAGCGCCCGTATGGCGGCGGCCCATCCGTCATGTCGCTGACGGCGGCGGAAACAACCCGAGCTACTCGCGGGTGAGCGAGGCCTTCAAAGCGAAGGCGAAAACTGATATGCGTCGGCGATGGCATTACCGAACGACATCAATGATCCTTAATTTCAACGGTTCTTCGCGGAGGCGCTGCGCACGTTCATGGCGCTGCCGCCTGAGAAGCAGATCGATCTATTCCAGAGCCGCAAGCTCGCTCCTCGCGTGGTTCAATGCTCGCCAGCATCCACGGCATTCCAGGCGTCTTGATCCAAGTGAGAACCTGTTCGCCCGGATACATCAGCGAGCGATCGGCGTTCTGTGAGGCAAGCCGGCGGACTTCCCTTTTAATGAGGGTCATGTCAGTCGTTGACGCATCTTACTCAATGCCTCGATAACGACGCTGCGACTTGCCCGCGCGCGCTTGAAGGTCTGCCCTTCCTTGAGATCGAGCGCCCTGTGCGTCGAGCTCCAAATCCGCCATGCGGCTTCGCACTTCTCCGCCGTCGAATGCCGGCCAGCGAGCAGCACGTCGGTAAAATCGGCAAGCTCGCCGTCGCCCTTGGCCCATTCCATGGTGAACTGCGGATCGCCGTCCTCATCGAGCCAGATCAGCGCGTAGCGGCCATAGTCCCAATGTCGCGGCGCAGCGTCGATAGCGCGGAAGTCGGCCGGGATTTCCGGGTTGGTGAACACCACCACCCAGGCGCCGTCGTGGTGTAGCTCCTTGTTCAAGAGGTTGAGTATGTCGGAGCCCCACATCAGTTGCTCGGCCGCAAGCGTCGGTGAGCCGGGATGATGCGAGAACAGCCGGCCATCGGTGAGACGGATCATGCCATAATAGCGGCCATCGCCACCGTCGAACTCCGCCTCCGCCATAAAGCGGCGCAGCAACGTGACCGTGACGATCTGGTTGTCCGTGAGCATGCGTCAGGCCTGTGCTGCTTGTGGAACCATAGCAACGACGTTGCCGCCTTGCGGCGGGGCTTGCTGTCCTGGTTGGGGCGCCGGTTGACCGGCAGGCCCACCTGCGCCGCCGCCGGCCGGCGGTTGCGCGTTCTGTGCGGCGGCTCCGGCCAGCGCGTTGAAGCGTGCGACCCACTCGTCTTTGCGCGGCAGCGACGACAAATCCATGATGAGGTCGGCAAACATCGGCATGTTCTGCCCGAGCGCCGGCCCCATTTTTTCCAGCAGCGACATCATCTCCTCGAACTGCGCGCTCAAGAAGGTCGCGCTGATCGGCGCGTCGTCCACAACGACTTCGTATTTGCCGACTGTCACATCGTTGAGGATAGCCTTAAGGCCCGAGGCTGGATCGACCTGCTCCTGGTTGAGCATCACCTGCGAGAACTTGCCGTTTTCGCCCATGATCCGGTAGATGCGCGGCTCGGTGTAGTGGTTTTGGATAATGCCGAGGTGGCTTTGCCCGACCAGCATCTTCGAGCGCTTGAGATTGTCCATGTACATCTGGACCGAGAGCACGGCTTGACGCTGGCGTGCCTCGATCGCCCGGCCGGACTGCACGCGATCCAATTGCCCGAGCGCGCTTTCGTTCACCCCGGAAATGGCGCGCAGGTCGTCGTCGGCCTGCTTCTCCAACCGCTCCTGCTTTATGTCGGGCTGCGCGGCCTGGATGATGTTGGGCTTCTTGTCGCCGCCCTCACCCTTCCATTCCAGGTTAAAGCCGGGCGACGAGCCGTGCTTAAGCAGCTTAGCCTTCTGCACAGGGTCCAGCGAATCGGCGTGGTACTGCCAGCCGCCGTTCGCTGTCTTCGACGCCGCCTCGACATTGGCCGAGCGGCGCTTGTTCTTCTCCATCTGCGGGTCGATCAGGTCGTCGACCATGCCGCGCGTCATGCCGCGCCGGAAATACGGGAAATATCCGGTGAGCGTGTAGCGATCGTAGAGCGACGGCGCGTCGTACAGGATCATGTCGCCGGCCATGATCGTCCAGTGGATGCGCTCGACCATGCGGTTTTCGACCACGCATGGATTGCCGATCTGCTCGCAATAGAGCAGTGCCTTCTTGATGCGCTCCTGATCCCATTCGTCTGGCAGGGTCTTCTTGTCGCCGGTCTCCAGGTCGATGATGACGTTCTTCGGTTCGACCACCTTGTATTGCGTCTCGATCATTCTGATCGTCTTGCGGCGGGTATCGACGAAGTCGCCCATCATGCCGTAGAAATCGTCCCAAAACATGCGGTCCGATTCCGAGCGCTCGCCGAACAAGCGCACCGGCGTGATGTCGTCGTTAAGCACCAGGCTTGAGAGCGGCGCCAATGGCGTCTGCCCGCTCATGAAAGGCCGTACCAGGCTCGCCACCGTTCTGCCGTAGGCGCATTCGATCTCGTCTATCGACACCCACTTGTCGGTTTGCAGGAACGACGCGCTGTCGTTGAGGTCGTAGGTGTCGGCGTCCGGGTCGATCTTGACGGTGAATGGATCGACCGCCCGATCCATTATTTCGCCGAGGTCGTTGTGCTCGAAATCCAGCCGCGTGTCATAGAACCCGCGCGAGGCAATCAGGCCGTCCATGAACACTTCAGTATCGACAAACTCCAACTTCGATCCGTTGGCGTTCACCTTCTCGATGCGGGTGAGCGCCTCGGCCAATTGCTCGGACGAGCGCATGTCCTGGCCGGGCTTGAAGGTGATGTCGGTCTTGTTGCCGCGGTGATAGCCGAGGATCAACCGCACCAATGGCGCAATCATGTTGAACTTGAAGGCCGGACGACTTTGCCGCTTCATCTCGGCGAGCTGCGTCTCGGTCCACTGCCGGCCTTCGAAAAAATCGACCGCAAGCTTGGCTCGTTCGGCCCATCGCGCGTGCGCCCAGGAGGCGCGCTGCCAGCGCTCCGCCAATAGCAGGACCTTAGCCGAGTCCTGACGCGGCAGAAGCTTGGGTGGGACCGGGCCGAATTTCACGGATCAGTCCCGGCGAAGGCCGAACACGAATGTCAGATCGTTGGTGGCGCCGAGATTGATGGTGCCGCCGGCGACCGCCACCGCGTACAAATCCTTCCCCCCCCCGCACAAGAACGGCAGATCGGGATTGCTGGCAAACAGCGTGACCGGCGTGCCGTGGTCGACGCGGGTGCTGAGATCGAGCACACCGACAAGCTTTGCTAGATCGTCGGCATGTAGCACA